GGTAAGAGATCATGGCTTCAATCATCTGCCACAAGGACCGACGAGTCCGGCACACCTCTGTCGTAGAGGTGAAGCACTGCTACGGCCTGGGCCTTCCGTCCACGCCGACACCCCCACCGCCGCCAGTCGTGGCGCGTCCGACCTACGGGAGGCCCCGGTTGGAGAACACCGTCTTCACCGCGTTGCTCGACTCCGTGCCTGACGGGCGCTATGCCTGGCAGCCGTCCAGCGAGGTGCCGCTCCGGTTCATCCGGCTCAAGCGCTACGCGAAGACTGCCCGCAATCGCTTCGCCGGTGCCACCATCGTGCAGACCCAGCACAGCGACGACCTCAAGCTCGCCTGGGTCTGGTGGCCGTCCGGTCAGATCAGCGTGTACGACAACGGCATCTGCGATCTGATCAACGGCGTCATCGTGGACTACAAGCGGTGCCGCAAGACCTACTCGGAGCACCTCAACCAGTGCGGCATCTGCGGCAAGACGCTCACCGACGAGCGGAGCCGTCACTACGGCATCGGGCCGGACTGCGAGACGCGGTACCCCGAGGTGATCGACGAGGTCGATGACCAGAACGACGGGCGTACCTACGAGCAGCTCCATCGACGGTGAGCAAGATCGTCCTGGTCAATCCGATGGACGTGGTGACGAACGAGTACTACGTCTCCCGTCGCACCGTGAGGTACCAGAAGGATCGGCTCGTCAACGAAGGCCAGATCATGCCCCTTGTCGCGCACCAGGACGACAAGGGGCAGTGGGTCATAGACGACGAGGACTGGCCGTATGCATCCTCGCTCGTGGAGGCCGCACGCGAACTGGCCTGGCCCACCATCCTCGTAACAGATGACGCAGGAGAGGACTAGCCATGAAGTCAGTGCTCATCGCACTGGCGGTCGCTGGCCTTGTAGGGTACGCCTGTGGAGCAGCGTTCGGTGGAGACGAGATCATCTACCCGCCACCGGCCTACACTCACACAGTCAAGGTGCCTGGTCCGACGGTCACCAAGCACGTCAAGGACCCTCTCGCCGAAGAGTGCCAGGTGGCGCTCAAGCTTGCTGACGCGATGTACGCCGACGTGCAGCAGGTTGACGTGCCCTACAAGCAGCTTCCGTCTTTGCTGAACCAGATCCAGCTCGCCGAGGTCTACCACGACATCAACGGCCTCAAGGACGCACAGACCCGCTGGAACAACCTCCGCAATCAGATGATCCCCGGACTCGAGAGTCTCAGTGGTCACCACTTCGACTACAGGAAGGTGATGGACAAGTGCATTTCCTCAACGACCTAGTCGAAGTCGCCACCACCGACGAGGGGCGACACGCTGTCACACTCACCGACCCGGACCTCGGCCCCGACGCGCCGCCTGCCGTGGAGTTCGAAGCAGGCGACCTTGAGCTAGACGCGCTCTACTTCGGCTTGCGTGACTACAAGCTCGGCCAGAACAACATGAAGCGCGTGGAGATCGAGGCGAAGGATCTCGTGCCGGGAGACATTCTCTACGAGTTCGGCATGGCCGTCTATACGGTCCGTCACGTCATCGGGTCAACCCAGCCAGACGTGTACGAGGTCGATGATTTCATCATCGCTTTCGGTGACGCAAAGGGAATGATCAGTGTTCGTCTGCCGATCCTGCACAAGATCACGGTGAACCGCCACCTGGAAGGCCCGAGACTATCGGGTTGACAGCGACGTGACCTAGTGCTACGCTCGACACACGACAACTGGAGGTACCACTCATGTCAGCCCCAGCCCTTCCCGACTGCGGTATCCTTCTGGACGCCGACACGGTCTGTGGAAAGAAGCCGGTGGGCGACGTCGTCCTGTTTGACAAGGCGCTCGGGCTCAAGGCCGAAGTTCCCGTGTGCCAGACACACAGCGCTGAGTTCGACCGCAAATCCGCTGAGATGCGGACGACACGCCCACGGCGTACACCTGCTCGCTCTCGTTAGGTCGATTCCCACGACCCAGGCATCCTGGAGGTAGTTCAGCATGGCTCCTGACCCCAATCGGTCTTGCGCGACCTGCCCATCGTTTCTCAAGGCAGGCGACGTTGGGCAGATGTTCAAGAAGCAGATCGGTGCTCCGATGTGCGCCCGCTACGGCAAGGTGCTCGGCAAGACCAGCACCACGACCCAGCAGGCCGAGAAGCTGTACCGGTTCTTCGCCAAGGACTGCGCTGGCTACGGTCAGCCAAAGCCCGCGATCCCGCCGCCCGCTCACGAGTGGAAGCTCTCGGTCGCACTGGCCGACCCCGAGGCCCGCACCATCCTCGAGGACTCCGACCCGCTCAAGCAGCGTTGCACGTCTTGTGCGATGTGCGCGAACCGGGTCACTGACGAGGCTGTCGCGGAGGAACTTGGCTGGACGGCGAGTCTCTGTGCCGCCAAGGGCAAGCTCATCTTCGCCAACCGTCAGGTCGAGGAAGCCAAGGACTGCGACTTCCGCCGGTTCGGCACGGTGCGCTCCACGACGGCTGGCATCGCGCTCATGCCCGAGTACGAGGACGCCTTCAACACGACGGCCGACCCGATCCGGTCCTGGTTCAAGTCCAAGGACAACTTCACCGAGCCGCACGAGTACACGTCCGACGCTCCGGTGTCCGACGAAGAGCGCACTCACGGCATCATCGCCTGGCGCGAGGTCCATGACCAGGAGGGCAGCGGCAACACGGTTCTGATCCCGGTCTACAACCCGGAGTACTTCAGCGAGGACGAGCAGAAGAAGATCCCCCGCACCGGGGACGACGCTCACCCCGAGCTGTACATCGACCACTGCAACGCGGTCTACACCGTCGCAGTCGCGTGGATGAAGCTCGACGAGACGCCAGCCCTGTGGGGCGTGGCCGGGACCGGCAAGACCGAGCTATTCCGTCACGTCGCCTGGCTGATGTGTCTGCCGTTCGAGCGAATCTCCATCACCGAGGAGACAGAGCTGGACGACATCGAGGGCAAGATGCTGTTCAAGCCCGATGTCGGCACCTACGCTCACTACGGTCGTCTTCCGCAGGCCTGGTCGAAGCCGTGCATCATCTGCATCGACGAGCCGAACACCGGCCAGCCTGCCGTGTGGCAGTTCCTGCGGCCGCTGACGGACAACGCGAAGCAGCTCGTCCTCGACGCTCTCGAGGGTGAGATGATCGACCGACACGACGACTGCTTCATGGGCATGGCGATGAACCCTGCCTGGGATCCTCGCAACGTCGGCACCAGCGAGCTGGGTGACGCTGACGGATCGCGGCTCATGCATATCTTCGTCCCTATGCCGCCCCGCACACTCGAGGCCGAGATCATCAAGAACCGGGTCGCGCTCGACGGGTGGGAGATCACGGACAAGCAGCTCAAGATGATGCTCGACATCGCCGAAGAACTGCGCGACCTGTCCGAGGACACCCTGGCAATCACCTGGGGTATCCGCAACCAGATCAAGGTGGCTCGCGCCCTACGGTGGTTCGACGTTGTGACTGCGTACCGACGCGGCGCGGCTGACTACCTGGAGCCACAGCAGCAAGAGGCGATGCTCGATGTCGTCAGGGCACACAACCAGTAACACTCGACCCAACCGGAGGTAGGAATGGCGAAGAACCTTCGTCGCATCTCGGTCCAGATCGACCTGGACCTGACACGCGGCTCACGTGAGACGAACGAGGCAACGTTGCCTCGTTACATCAAGTCCGCAACCGAGGAGTTCATCCTCTCACTCGAGAGCGTGGGCTTCACGGTCAAGGAGGCTCGCGTGCGCTCGTCGCTGGGCTACCTGCGCCACGAGTTCCCTGCGACCTTCCTGCGCAAGAGCAAGAAGGTCCGGGCGCTCCGACGGGTGGTGAACTGAATGCTCATGTTCGAGACGAACGGTATCTTGCGCCAGCAGCAACTGGAACTGGTACGCAGGTACTACGACAACACCAGACCTCGTGCCGGTCGAGGTGCATCAGCGAGCCGTGAAGCTCAGGACGCCTACCTGGCGGGGATCGCAGCCCTGATGAACGTCGAGATCGCGCACAACTTCCCGTATGTCCACACCATCGAGGCGCAGGACTCGTTTGACCTGCGCAAGTACCTCGACGACCTGCAGCCGGATTGGGACGCTGGCAACAGCGGGAATCGCAAGCTGGTTCTCGAGAACCTCGCTGGCAAGTTCGCCGAGCTGGCTTCTCCCGAAAAGTACGAACAGCAGAACAGGGAAGAGCGGCGCAAGCTCATTACCGAGGGAGGACAGCTGCACCTGGTCGAGCAGGAGGACCGAGAGTGGCTGGCCGACCTCGAGACGGCGGCTGCCAACCAGGCCTCCCTGGCGGCGGCGGCGATCAACCAGCTCGACAAGGTGAACGGATGATCCGCGAGATGCTGGTGGTCTGCCAGCACTACGCCCCGACCGGCACCGAGCAGGAGGCCTTCGCGGCCATGACTCGTCGGATGCAGGACGTGGGGATGACTGAGAAGTACATCATCAACGCCCTGGCCGGTGCGCTCCAGGACGGCCTTCAGCACGGCAACTGGCCCACGAAGTAGCGAGAGGAGGTTCGGCAGCATGACCATCGACCTTGACATCTTCAAGCGAGCAGGAGCAGACCCAAAGCGCGACGAAGAGGCCCGCGAGGCTGTCCGCGTGTTCCGGGGAATGCTGCCGAACCTCAACGCATACGTCCGTATGCTGACCAAGAACCCCAAGGCCCGCATCGAGCTGGCCACGCATGACAACGGCTCGACCAACGGCACCAAGATCTACTACAGGCCCCCGCTCGCCCTGGGGAAGAAGCGAACCCACGACCGCGCACTGTGTGACAAGCGCGACAAGGTGACGCTCCTCCAGCGCTGCTCAGCCTGCGCGATCCGCGAAGAGATCCTGGTGACGATCTACCACGAGATCGCCCACATCTGCTTCGACTCCTTCATGCCAGTTACGCAGAAGGACAAGGCAACCATCATCGCCGACGCGATCCGCGCCTCGGGCTCCAAGTACGGAAAGGCCCTGGCTGACCGGATCGCCAAGGAGCCGTCCTGGGTAGTCCAGAACTACATCAGCCTCGCCAGCATTATCAGCGAATGGCTCCCGATGATGACGAACGCCTTGGAGGACGCTCGCGTCAACCGCGAACTCCACAAGGCGCGCCCCGGTACTCGGATCATGTTCGAGGCCGACGAACACCGGATCTTCAACGAGGGCTTCGAGGCAATCGGCCCTGACGGCAAGGCCTTCACCTGTAACTGGAACGAGCGCCCGCTCAACCAGCAAGTCCTCATCGCCCTGTACGCCAAGGCCTCTGGCTACGAGTACGGGTCATGGTTCCACGAGTCTGTAGTGGCAGCGATGGACGACAGCGTCATCACCTCGCTGATGCGTCAGATGGACACGATCCGCAGCACGGCTGGCGTGTACCAGCTCTGCTTCCCAACTCTGGAGCGCCTGCGAGAGCTCGGCTTCTGTCAGCTCCCCGACGACCCCGACCTGCCCGAGGAGGAGCCAGATGACAGCGGCACGGAGGGTGACAGCGATGAGTCTGAGTCTGGGGACTCAGAGGATCACAGTGATGACGAGTCATCGTCGGACACTGGTGACGGTGATGAGTCTGATGTTCCGCCCAGCGAGAACGGAACTGACTCCTCTGACAGTGCCGGAGATGGAGACTCTGATGAAGAACCTGACGACGGCAGCGAGAGCCCTGGAGAAGGAGTGGGCAGCGATGGATCAGCAGGTGCTCCTGCCGATCCTAGCGCCGAGACGGGCGATGGAGACAGTGAGGGTGAAGGGGGGAATCCTCTAGATGAGCCAGGCGACGATGACCGAGATGGTGAGGGTTCTGACGGCGAGGGCTCTGGCGAGGACGGGTCTAGTAGTGGCTCGGGTGGGGAGTCAGACAGCGACGCTTCTGGGGAAGGCAGCGGAGCAGATTCTGAACCCACGGATGAACCTGGTGGCGAGTCCGAGCTGGGGGATGGAGACGACGACGGGGCGGGGGGAGACGATGCTGGGGAACCTGAGGTGGGAGACACCGACAGTGAGGGTGACTCCGGTTCCTCCAGCTCCGGCGAGCAAGGGGACGATGAGGGGGAGGGCCCTGGAGAATCTTCAGGCGGGGGAGATGGTGGAGCTGACGGTCGATCCGACGACTGGTCTGATACTGGTCCGGAGGCCTCGGACGAATCAGCTGGCATCACCGGAACCGGGGACATCGACGGATCACCAGTAGAGGAGGCTTCTCATGAAGGACCAGGAGACGGTCACGGGACCGGTGCCGAGTCTGCCGTACCAGGTGACAGCAGTACAGCAACCGGATCAGAGCATCGAGACGACTCTGACGACGAGCTGGCAGGGGATGGACCTGACGATTCGGTGGAAGGGGACGGAGCCTCTGACGGACCGGGACTCGAGGATGCTGGCCTACCGAGCGATGAACATGCTGACGGGGATGAGTCGATTCCTGAAGACGGTTCGGAGTCTGACGACACCATCGACACCGGAGAGTCCACCGGCGGGGTAGAGGTCATCGAGAACGAGAAGAACGATGACCTCCCGATGGGCACTCCCGAGGAGTGCCGCCAGGGCGTCGAAATCTTTGGTCACCACGACGAGGAGGAGAAGCCCAAGTCGGTTCTCGAGGAAGAAGCCAAGGACGACAACGCAGTCAAGGTGGCAATTGTCCAGGGTCTGTACTTCGAGACGCCGTCCCGTGAGATCTACGGGGTTCGCATCCACCACAAGGGCTCGCCCGTCATGGTGCAAGGCATCAACATGAGCGAGGCCTTCGATCACGGCCGCTGGGGCGCTGCCCTGTCGAAGTCACAGGCCGGGATCAAGTGCGACATGGAGATCGGCGAGGAAGTTCTCGGCCCGGCACTCCAGCGTATGCGAGTCACGTTTGCGGACAACCGGCGCGGCAAGCAGGTCACGAACTTGAAGGCCGGAAAGGTCAACACGCGAGTGCTTGGCAAGCGAGCGCATATCGGCGACGATCGGCTCTTCAAGAAGAAGTCCATGCCTGGCAAGCGCAGCTACTTTGTCGTGATCGGGATTGACGTCTCGGGATCGACCGTCGGCACGAACATCGTACTGGCGAAGAGGGCCGCGTACGCCCAGGCAGAACTGTGTGAGCGCATGGGCATTGACTTCGCGGTCTACGCCCACTCAGGCAACATGCACTCGCCCAAGTCAGGTCGCGCCGAGGGCGTGGACTTGGACATCTACGTCATCAAGGAGCGGCAAGACCCGTGGAACGAGGAGCGCAAGAACATCCTCCGCGACCTCGGGCCTGACGCCGCTAACCTGGACGGGCACAGCATCGAGTTCTACCGGAAGCGGCTCGAGGAATCGAACGCGACTGACAAGATCCTGATGTACTACTCCGACGGCAAGATGCCTGCCGAGAACTACGAGGAGGAGCTTGAGATCCTGCAAAGGGAGATCAGGACTTTCGCCCGCAAGAAGATGACGTTGCTAGCGGTCGGTATCCGCACCGAGGACCCGGTAGAGCACGGCCTCGACACGGTGAGGGTTGACGACGACGCCGATATCACGAAGGTGGTTCGGCACTTGGAGAAACGGCTAGTGATGCGGTAGGGTAGTGCCATGCCCGACCCGCAGACTACCTGGCCCCGGCCCGTAGGATGCCGCGACGGCATGGAGGCTGGCCCGGTACCGTCAAGCAACGGCGGAACCGGGCCAGCCCGCCCGGCCTGCACCTAGCACCACCCCGACACCGGACGACCCTAAAGAGGGGCCGATCCGCACACCGAAGGAGCAAGAAGTGGCACTCGAGAACCCGACCCAGTACGTCGATCAGAAGGTCATCCTGGTCAAGTCACAGGGCGAGGGCAAGGAGGCCGTCGAGATCGAGGGCACCGTCCTCTCGGCCAACGACCTGGGCGTCCTGCTCAAGCCCAAGGGCAAGACGCAGGCCGACCTGATCGAAGCCGCCTCGATCGTCGAGGTCCGCTTCGCGCCGAAGAAGGAGGAGTCCGTCAAGGTGCGGACCGTCCAGCCGGTCAAGTTCGGCCAGGGCAAGCAGCACCTCGCCGAGCGCCACGGCCTCTCGGTCAAGGGCCTCAACTCCAAGCCCGAGGAGGAGGCCTTCAACTACCACGCGAGCCTCGACCACGCAGACCTCGGGCACAAGCACGAGGAGAAGAAGGACCCGGCTGCCACCCCGACCGAGGGCACCGAGGAGACGGCGACCAGCGAGAGCTGATCGCTAGGGCGCTACCGTATGTTGCCGTAAGTCTGCTAGGCTTCTGTGAGTCACTGCAGTAAAGTCGGCCTAGTCGGTACGGTCTGCAGGATTCACAGCTCCTACAGTCAGACCGCCCGCCTCGCTCTCCTTGACAGGAAAGGCAGTCATGCTCTACGATGTCCTCGTTCGCACAATGGCCAGTGATGGTACCACTGGCTGGGCAACGGACACGACGACTCGCAACCGGCACTACGCGATCCGTCGCCTGGAAGAAGTGAACCGTAAGGCAATCGCGGTTCTGGTGGACATGCACGATCGGACTGTTCGCCGCATATCTGCATAGAGTGTCCCGACGGTAGGTCTGGCTGTGCGCTCGTCCAGGGGCGCAGGTAGTCAGTGCGTGCCAGCCGGGAACCTCCTGGATCGTCACTGCGCTCGTGAAGAGACGGCGTCGTAGAAGCGGGTGGGCCTTCACCAAGCTCCACGCCGTGAGCGTAGCCGGGAGGGTGACGATCGAGCCCCAGGTGCCTTTTGGGAATCAGGCGCCTGGGGCTCGGTCCAAAGTCGATGCTAGTCCTAGCAACCCGGAAGGCACCCGGATGGTACTGAAACGAAGAACTGCCCTGGATGCACACAAGTATCCTTGGGTTCACGTCTGCGAAGAGCCTTACTGCACCTGGCGAGTATCAACCAAGTACGAAGAGCCCGTTCCACACAAGTGCCCCTGGCTAGGGGGACCGACAACGTTAGGCTGGTCGATTGTCTTGACACTCCTGGATGAAGTCTGGCACCGGCTGGACTCGATCATGGACGAGCTGTCGCTCTTCCAGAAGGATCACCCTGTCCCCCGGTCCACCGACGACGAGATGTTCCTGTATGGCCTCAAGCAGAAGGCCCGTGGCATGGCCGAGATCATCGCTCTCTTTATGACGCCTCACTACCGCGACGCGAACGAGGTCGCAGCCGAGGCGCAGCGACGAGCGAACGCCAGGGCCAACCAGGACACCGACTACGAGACGCGAGGGCTGGGACACCTGCGCCTCGCGCCCCCGCCCGGCTCTGACATGGAGAAGTACAAGGTCAACCGGAAGCCGTCTGGCCCGCCGGTTCCCGACATCGCCAAGCTCTCGGACGCTGACCGACAGGGCATCATCAACGCCTCGGCCATGTTCCCCGAGGACGAGCTGGCCAAGGTCTACAAGGTGCCGGTCAACACCGTCAAGGCGGTACTTCATCAGCACAAGCTCGAACAGGAGGCAGCGGGATGAAGGAAGGCCCAAAGCTTTGGTTCGAGATGCTGCACTTGATTCGTTCACGCCGCGCCGCGGCCAAGGTGATGCGTCGAGCGGTCAAGTACCAGGACAGACAACTCTTCCTGGCGGCTCACGAGCTATTCGCTATCAGTGCAGACCGCACGATCGAGTTACACGACCGGCTGCACAACTGGTTCGACGAACACGATCGAGTAGACGACTGACCTTCGGAACTGGAAAAAGTTTCCCCGGAAAAAATTGCAAGTGGACTTTGGGGTAACTGGTTCCGAGCCTAAATCCAACAGTCCTCGCTTGACAGCGGCTTTCGGGTATGCTATGCTAGTCCTAGCGTTGTCAAGTGACGGACACGTCGTACTGGAGTAGACCTGTGGCTCGTGCATCGGCTGTGGAGGCTTGCATATTCTGCGAGCGCCTCCCCTGCGAGTGCAACGGCCCTGTGCAACGCAAGCCTCGTGCACGCAAGGTAGTCGAGGTTGTCGCTCCAGTTCTTGAAGCTCCCGAGTCGGATGCGCGAGTAGGGGAAGATCGCCAATCGGCACGGGACAAGATGCGGGCGGCGGCTGGACGGGTGGGAGCTCTCTCGCCGCCGCCCGCATCGAAACCTCCTCGCGCTCGACGCAGCGAGGCTGACCTGATTCTTGCTTCGGCAATCAGAGCCCTGGACCCCATTCTTCATCCCGACGAACGAGTGCGCTTCGCCTCCATCATCACGAGCGACCCGTCGCTTGACGAGCGACTGTTGTTCTGGAAGGCGCGCCACAAGGAGATCACAGACAATGGCTGAGGTATGGGCCTGGCTAGGCGAGCAGCTTCAGTCGCTCAAGCCAGCCCCGACTCCACGACCCGCTCCTCGGCCGCGTCCTTTGACCGACCAGGACGTTCACAACTGGACCGAAGCATCGCGGAACATGAAGCCTCCGCGCAAGTACGACGTGCTGAGTCTCAGGTCATACATGAACGCCAAGAGCCGTCGGCGGTGGACGCGACTCCAGAAGGACTTCAAGTGGGTCCAGAAGCAGATGGTCAAGCTGGGTGCCAATCCTGAGGATGCGAGGTGGATTCTGTGACTGCGTTCAAGAACCCTCGCGTCACGATTACCTTCGCAGCAGTCGAGCAGGATCCTCTCGGTGGCTCGGTTACCAAGAACGTCACCCTGCTCGACAACAAGGAAGGCTTCCTCGAGTGCAAGGCTCACGGTGCGACAACGTTCTGGTGTGAGCATATCAAGGAAGTGGTGATGAAGGAGCTGGACAGAGTCTCCTTCGTTCCTGACGACGTGGACATCTACGACCATCACGGATACCAGGTCCCCATCTTTCCCGAGAAGCTACACCTGTTCGGCCGGGTCGTCCTCAATGGCATCGTGAAGAACGTTCACGCAGTCAAGGTCTACTTCATCCCCGAGGGAATGCCCGACGAGATGGATGAGCACTACCTTGGCTTCTTGCACTCCGGTGAAGGCCGCAAGGTACTGCGCTCGATGCTGCTCGACTTCGCTCGCGCCTACACCGAGCAGCCTGACTTCCAATGCCGGTCGTCCTCGCACGACTTCCAGGCGCAGATGAAATGGGAGCAGATCATGGCCCAGCCACCGGACAGCGTCATTCGGATCGCCACGGCGTTCAGCCTTCTGAACAGCCAGATGTGCATAGCCTGCGCTGATCCGATCAACGCTGACACCGACGACAACTCCGACCTGATCCCGACAAAGTAATGGCCGTCAACCCTGCGTACAAGTGTACCCGTTGCGGTAAGAAGCCCGGCGGCGGTGGCGACATCGAGGCACGGGATCTTCTGACCGTCAAGAAGGTTTCCTTCAACGAGATGGGGGTAGGGGGACGAACCTACAAGAGTCGTACCGTTGACTGGCTGTGTCCCGAGTGCGTTCGTACTGATCCTGACTACGTCCGCGAAAAGTTCGTAGCACCGGGCAACATTCCAGATGCGGAGCGAGTCGTTGGCTGACCGACGTTACCAGCCGGGCAAGCGACGCACTCCCTCTCAGCGAGGCACCGGGCGCATGTCCGATCATCGCTTCGCTTGGATGAAGTCTGCAATTGGTGACTTGGTCATCATGCGGTACTTGCAAGACGATCCCGACGAATCCGAAGAAGTACAACCCGGCCCGACAGTCAGGTTGTTCATCCCCCGTCCGGGGGGACGACCGGTCAGTCTAAACATCACAGCGCTGACCGAGCAAGAGCTTGACACCCTGGAAGAACTTTTCAAGCTACTGATCTTCACGGCGAGGCCGTTCGTGAGGCAGTATGACGAGGAGGCGAAACGTGCCTACGAAAAAGGCGACGATTCTTACGCTCGAAGCTATCGAGTCGATGCACAGCTCATTGTCCGTGAGGGGGCGGGCAAACAACACCGTGAAGGCGTACACAACGGACCTGAGGATGCTCCTACGGGAGACGAACCTGGAGTCGATTCCGATGGAGCGACTGGAGGACGTGGGCCTGCGGTGGCTGAGCGCGAAGCTCCAGATCCTGAGCCCGCGTACGACTGGCCGACGCCTGACCAGCCTACGGGCTTTTAGCAGGTGGGCTGGTTACCCTGAGCTGTTCCTCGACTACAACGCGCCGACTCCCGCTAAGGGTATCCCTCACCCGATCCCCGAGGGGATGCAAGGTGTGGATCTGATGATTGCAGCGGCACGAGACGAACGACACAAGGCGCTCGTCGCTCTCTGTGGCCGGGTCGGACTGCGCGTAGCCGAGGCATTGTCCATCACGCCAGCGGACTTCCTCTACAAGCCTGGGCAGATCTTCCTCAAGGTGCGAGGCAAGGGCGACAAGACTCGCATCGTCCCCGTCAGCACTGAGGCCTGGGAGGTGCTCGCTATGCCGGTCATCCGGCGTACCGGCGAGCACGGCAACCTCACCATCGTCGGTCTGCACGACCGCTTCGCTCGTCGGCTTATCACAAACCTCGGCGAGCGAGCCAACCTGTCCCGTGCGATCAGCTCGCACGATCTACGGGCAACGTTCGCAACCGCTGTCTACGACAAGACTCATGACCCGGTCCTCGTGCAGCGCCTTCTCGGCCACAGCAGCGTCGAGACGACCCAGGGATACATCGGGTCGGACATGGCCGCTTACACGGCAGGAGTGGAGGGACTGTAATGCCAATCGACCAGCAAACCCGCGTCCAGACAGGGCGTGCCTTCCACAACGACGTGACCCTTGCTCTGCTTCACAGGCTGGAGTCCATCACCAGCCACCTCATCGACGGCGAGAAGGCCCTCACTGATGACGGATGGGAGTGTGTGAAGTCAGTCTTCGGGTTCTACAACAGCCTCCTTGTCGGCGACGACTACGAGCGTTCAGTCGCCCGAATGGGGCTGCCGGCTGTTCACGAAGAGTCCGAGAAGGACCGACGGCTCCGTCGGCGGATCAAGATACTCGATCGCGAGTTCGGACCGCAGGCTGCCGAGGTTCAGCTCTGTCAGGCAGAGATCGAACCAGGATCTACTGTCTATGGCAACTGGTGCATCGTCGAGAAGGGCCACGCAGACAACGTGCCTCACGTCGGAGCGAACGGGAAGATGAGGGACAACAGGTGAGCACACTGACCCAGGGCGCGGCCAAGAAGGTCAAGAAGACCTGCAAGGCCAAAGTCAAGGTCATGGAACTCGCAACCGAGCGGATCTGTGGGAGCGAGCTGGTCGGTTCAGACAACATGTGTCCTGACCGGGCCCAGCACGTCCTGTCGTTCCGCACGCCTGCCTGTGTCCAGGGCTGGTGCGAGGGTACGATCCCGACAACTTTCCAGGGCAACCCGGCTCCCTCATGTCGCTGGCCGTGGACTTGCCCCTGTACCTGTCACGTTCTGTTCGATCGCATGTTCGCGGAGTCGGGCATGGAGCGCCAAGTGGTCGAGAAGCACCACTACAAGCCCGACCGCTCGATGTTCAAGAGCGTTCCAGCCGAGGAACTTGCACGCGAACGGGCCGAAGCTAGGGCTCGCTCTAACGCTCCGGACCCCGACACCGCACCCGTCCTAGAGAGCCCCGCTCCGGGCATCGTACCGGCGCATTATGCCAGGTCTTTCGACGGCACCCCGTCGGGACGGGCGGCGCGTGGCGAACTCGAATACCAGGTCAAGCAGAAGTGCGATGAATGGCTGGTCGAGGCGTACAAGTACGAATGCACCCCGGCGTGGCTGTCCAAGGAGATCGCTGCCGAGTGGGGCGTCAAGCCTCCATCGACCGGAGCGATCGACGCAGTCTTCAAGCGCTGGCTGAACCTCGGGTTCGCCAAGATCGAGAAGAAGCCGACTCGTTTCGTCGGCTACACCGAGGCCGGAATCGCCAAGGGACTCGAAGTGATGAAGGAAGAGAACCGACTCACTCGTGTCCAGCGCGACCGTCAGCCCTTGATTCCGAGGCGTTGACCCTCATGCCGGTGACTATCCCTCGCTTGCGCCGCAGGCTCGACATGGGCTATGGTAGATACTGCCTCCCAGGTTTGTCGGGCCGGGTGGTGCAGAGTCGTGGCGCCTCCCTCCCCTGTCGGTGGCGCCTCGACTCATGAGCAGCCCTATGCGAGGACACAGGCCCAACCTACCTGCGGACCCCGGAGCAGTCGGGATTCCGCCGCGACCTTTCCTCTACACACTGGACCAGATCTCCATGTTGATCGGCGTGGAGGAGACACAGCTCAAGCGGGTGTACGTTCACTTCGACGGCAGGTCGATCGGATCAGCACCTCGCGACAAGCTACTGGCACGGAACATCGCACCACCCGACGCAACACCCGACTGGCGAGTCGTCGAACGTGAGATGATCCGCTGGTTCAAGAAAAAGGGCTTCAAGTACTACGACCGAGGGGCGGTGACTCACTGATGTTCGAGCGCTTCCTCCAAGATGTAGCGGGTGCTGTCAAGTTCCTCATCTTTTTCGCATTGACCATGACAGTGATTGCGGCTATCCTGGCGATTGCACTCGCTGCAGCGATCTTCGGAGGTTGGAATGGCTGAGTACGAGCAGCAGACACTCTCGTTCGGCCACAGCGACGAGACGGTGGTTGGCGTCGAGGTGTGGGACTCCAATCCGCCATTCGAGCAGTTGACGCTGTTCGACCTCTACCAGTACTGCATGGAGTGTAGATTCATCTACTGGACGGCCTACCAACTCGTTCAGTCCTACATGGACAACGCACCCGACGACGTGCATGTCAAGTCCATCCCGGCAGAGCAGATCCACTTCTGCCCCGAGTGCCTTCACGACTTCCCGTTCACAACTTCCTACGTCCAAGAGGTCTTGTGAGGTAGAAGTGGAACAGTTCGACTACGAGCCCTGGCCTGGTCCCGACCACGTTCCGGCGTGGGTACTACTTGGGCACCTGGTGGACGGGATGCGCCAGACGTTCGCTACCGCCGGTCGTGCGTGGGGCAAGTCAATACGTGGTCTTAGCGTCCATACAGCGATAACGGACGAGGCGACCAGCGAGTTCGTAGCTGTTGGTAAGCGCATTGGAACTGTTCTGCATATGCAGATCCAAGAGGCTAACAAGGTTGCTGAAACGCTCAGCAAAGCCTTCGACATTCCAGCTAAGCCAGATGTAACAAAGAAGGTTCATGGACCGCAGCGAGTCAAACCTTTCTCGCAGCGAGGACCGAAGCGCATCAGTGCGCCCGATAGTGCAAGGGGTTGTGGGATCGTGTCGGATCGTATAGGGTACCGTCATGGCCGACGTTGAGGCACCGACTGGACACCCTGGGCTCGACTATGCCCAGCGCAACCTGGAGGTCAACAAGGTCTATGCCGAAGCCCAAGAGGCTCGCGAGGAACTGGTCCGTGACCAGGCCAAGCTAGCCCAGGGACGTGAGATCAAGCGGGATCTGGAGTTCCGACTCCGGGACCGTGAAATGGAGATCACGTCCGACGAGCGAGGCAAGCATCCAGAGATGTCGCAAGCCGCGATGGACCGGCATCTCAAGACAGCGTTCCACGCGGACGACTCCTACCGGGAGTTGAAGGAACAGCTCGACAGAGCAGGGCTGGCGGTCTGGCAGGTCGAGCAGGACATCGACCTCGATCACGCCGACATCAGGATCGCCACAGCAAGGTTGACGGAGCTTGGTGGTTACCTCAACTACCTCGCTGCCCTCAAGCAACACGAGACACTTACATCAGCTGACGCGAAGCAGGAGACATCGTGACCGTTGCAACCCCTGAGCCCGGCGGCGCTGTTGCCGAGTTCGATCCCCGTGAGTTCGAGAACATCGGCCTCGAGGACATCGACATCACAGACGTTCGCATTCCTCGGATGCGGATTGTCCACAAGGAGGGTGTCTTCCAGGACAGCCTCACGAAGCGCAAGTTCAACGAGCTGAACTGCATCTTCCTCGGCCTCACGAAGCAGCGCATCATGTGGCACAAGGACACCGAGGAGAAGGACAAGCCCATGTGCAAGTCCACGGACTTCGAGCATGGGTACCCGAACGTCGATCCGCAGATCAACTCGGAGAAGCAGTTCCCGTGGGCGCTCAGCAACTTCGACCCTGCGAACGTCCACCCCGATCCCCAGCGCAACAACCTGCTGGTTCTCCCCTGCCAGCAGTGCGTCTTCAAGGAGTGGGACAAGGTCAAGAAGGGAGCGCCGCCGTGTGCCGAGCAGCACACTTACGCGATCCTCTACAAGGCCGACGAGGACAGCGACCAGCTCAGCCCGGCGTTGCTGACGTTCCAGAAGTCGGGCATCAGCCCGTCCAAGGACTACATCAGCTACTTCGCCACGAACAAGATGCCCTTCTTTACGTTCTGGACGAAGGTAACCCTCAAGCAGCAGTCTCGGTCGGCCGTGGACTACGCGACCCCGATCCTGGAGCGTGGGGCAGCTTCTGACCGAACGCAGTGGCGTGAGATGGCGAACCAGGCACGATCGGTCCGCGACTTCCTGCGTCAGCCCCCTCGGAACAACGACGACGACAACGACGGCTACGAGACGACAGCTGGCACCGCCGAGACGGCTCCTGCCGTTCCCGCCGCCCCGGCTGCGCCACCGGCCGCTGCACCGGCACCTGCCCCCGCAGCGCCCGCTCCGACGCCGCCCGCCGCCGAGGCACCGGCTGCACCACCGCCTGCGCCTGCTCCGACACCACCGGCACCGCCCGCCCCGGCCCCCGCAGCGCCTCCGGCACCTGCTCCGGCACCAGCGGCTGCTGCACCTGCGGCACCGACCGGGGAACTGCCCTTCTAGGCAGGGCCCGCCAACCGTCCGGCCCGGACAGGGAGTCATAACCCCCCGACTCCAATCACTCTGCTACCCCCCCGAGAGTGTACTGTCCGGGCCGGACCTTTTCTACGGAGACTCATACATGAACGACGGTCCTTTCTTCGCGGCGATGCCGCCTCAGATCGCTCAGATGCTTGAGCAGCAGGAGATGGAAATGGAAGCAACGCGGCACGACATCTCCCGCTTCTTCGAGGAGTTGTCTGACGAGCAGCTCGTCACCGTCCGTCGGCTCTTCGGCCTGATCGGCTCCTCGCGCAAGCAGGCCCCGGCTGCCGCCAACTACTACGAGGGCATCTGCTCCGGCCTCCTCGCTGGGCGCGGTCTGTGCATGGGGTGTGGCAAGGACCACACCAAGGCGCTCCTGGAGCACGACGCGCCGCCGACCACGCAGACCAACGAGTCCGCACAGGCCGAGGACCGAGTCACAGTCACCACTGATGATCTGGAGGGAACGATGGTCGAGCCGATCAGCGTGAACGGAGTTCCCTGGGAGTTCAACGATCAGGGCGTCGTGATCCTGAACGACGAGCAGAAGGCCCAGATGATCGAGTACGGGCTGGACGACGCCTACGTCATCGAGAACGACGGACCTCCCCAGTTCCTCGGGTTCGCCTGCACGCGCTGCCTCAATAGCGACGGCTCGCCGCGCCGGATCTTCGTCTCCATCGTGGACCGGATGCTCCGTCCCCCCGGCATCGAGGGATGCACCGCCTGTATCGAGAAGGCGAAGTGGGGCTGACATGCCGAACCCCCTGAACGGCGAGCAGGTCCCCGACGAGACAGTCGAGCGCTGGGAGAAGGTCGGGACTCTTCGTCTCGAGAACTCCTCAAAAGTCGCTCGAATGGAGCGCATGGGAGTCACCTTCGAGGTTGCTCTCCCACGAGTAGAACACTTCATGAAGTTCCTCTCCGACATCGGGCTCATCACCGCTGACCAGCGTGTCGATGAAGCCCTGGCGTGGGAGACGAACTTCAACAACCAGCTCGACGAGATGTACATTCAGATCGAGCGAAACATCAACGAGGCTCGCGAGGCACAGAAGAAGGAGCGTCTCGCTCCGAAGCTCCTCGGACCGCAGGGGCAGGTGATTTCCGGCCCGAACAGAGAGCAGCGAAGGCACCCGAATGGCTAGGCACGACCAGCAACCCGAGCCACACGCGATGACCTGCGGCAACTGTCGATCGGGTGCGTGTGAGGTCTGCATTGACGTTCTCCGCAAGGTGTACGCAGACAATCCCATCTGCACCTGTGGTCGAAACGAGCATCGCAAGAAGGTAGAGGTATCGGAATGGCCGAAGATTGCGCCCTCGGGTGCGGAAACCCCCTCAACCCCCACGACGCAGGAGTCTGGAAGCAGGTCGTCGGCTGGGTAGGTGGTCCGCGCAAGGACTCGATGGTCCTCCGCTCCGACACCGGCAAGTACGCCCACAGCGTGTGCATCGACAAGGCGCGTGCTGGCCAGGCAATCGACCAGCCCGACATCTTCGACGAGGACGCTCAGCAGGCCATTCCCGAGAAGAGCGACAAGCCTGACGTGAAGTGGTGGCAAGCCTGATGGATCGCAAGAAGCTTGTCGAGATCCTGATAGCCCACCAGCGACGTGACATCGGCAGTTGCCTCTGTGGCTGGGATAAGCTTGGTCACAGCCACGCCGAACACGTCGCAGATGAGATTCTCTCACAGCTAGGAGTCTTGTTCTATGGCTGAGCCAGACAGGGACGATCTGCTCCGTAGGTCCGATGAGATCCTTGCTGGACTTGAGATGTCCGAAGGAGATGAAGGCTTCACGGCTCTTCATGTCGTCTTCGAGCACCTCAAGAAGGGTGGCTTTACCAGGCACGAGGGGCTCTGGATCTGTGGCTTCATCCTGACCCAAGCACAGAACGACTTTCCCGAGGACGAGGGGGAAACAGATGTGGGTGATTGAGTGTGCTTATGACGGCCCTGACCATGAGTTTCCTGACGACCAGCAGTTCGGCGGTGCGAACGGTCTGCATCCGGGCGCTGATCCTCGTTGGAAGCCTTCTGTATACGAGTACTACGACGACCAGGTTCGCATCATCGAGACGACGTGTGCTCCGCTCTGCGACGACCAGGCCATAGACGAGTTCACTAAGGTCGCAGCCTACGGACCAGGCTTCAATCCGGTGTGGCTCTCGGTCCGTCGGCCTGACGGGGAGATGAAGATGCTTGCTACTTACGACAAGGCAACGGACGTAGCGAAAGATGTCTGACGAATACAAAGGCACTGCCCTCAAGGGCTGGCAGGACGGCTACCGTGGCTACGATCCTGTAGCCGGTGCCGACGAGGTCTACCTGGATGCTCACCGTATCGGCGTCGAGGATGCCGAGAAGGATAAGGACATGGGGAGGTATGGCTCTAGCAACGCTTAGTAGAGGTTCTCTAGAACCGTACCTCTACGACTCGGTCGAGTACTACCCTCATCAGATCGAGGGTATTCGTCAGCTTGCCCGGCAGCGATCCTTCCTGCTGGCTGATGACATGGGCCTCGGGAAGTCACTCCAGGCACTCACGGTGTTCATTATCGACATCGTCATGGGGCTCTCTAAGACTGCGATCATCGTGTGCCCGGTAACCCTAAAGGGAAACTGGGCTGACGAAATCGTCAAGTTCACCCGCGTACCTTTCGTCGTACTTCAGGGTACACCGAAGGAGCGCCAAGCCCTGCTCATCAAGTTCGCCGAGATGGATGATTCTCAGGGCAAGATCCTGATTGTCAACTACGAGCAGGTCAAGCCCTACCTGGGGCAACTGAACGCGATGTTCTTCGACGTGGGGATCTACGACGAAGCCCACTACATGAAGAACCCAACCAGTGCCCGCACGAAGGCATGTCACGCGCTGTTGACGCGGCGCTCCATGCTGCTGACGGGTACTCCAATGCTCAACCACGTCGATGACCTGTGGGCGCTGCTGCACAAGATCGACCCCGACCGCTGGCCGTATTACTACTCGTTCATCAATCGCTACGCTGTCTTTGGTGGCTACAAGGACAAGCAGATCGTCGGCGTCAAGAACGAGAAGCGGCTCATCGAACAGCTGCATGATGTCATGCTGCGCCGTCTCAAGTCCGAGGTTCTGGACCTGCCTGAGGTGCAGATTATCGAGCGCCGGGTAGACCTAACCAAGCAGCAGCAGATGATCTACGACAGCATCGTGACTGAACTTAAGTACATCAACATCGACGGCGACGAGGAAGAGGTCGAGAACGCCCTCACGAAGTTCCTGCGCCTCAAGCAGGTCTGCGGAACGACGTACGGCTTCCTGGAGGAGGACATCAGCTCGAAGCTTGACCTCGTGATCGAGGACGACATCGAGCTGCTCAAGAACGGCCAGAAGGTCATCATGTTCACGCAGTTCAGGCCTGTCCTTGAGTGCTACGCTCGACGTATGGCCGAGCACCCGTGGATCAAGTCTGAGGGAATCAACATCTACCAGCTTCACGGTGACGTAAAGCAGCCCGACCGGCAGCCGATCGTCAACCAGTGGACGAACGACCCCAAGCCTGCCGTGATCGCCTGCATGATCCAGGTGGCTGGGATCGGGCTCAACATGGTGGCATCGCGTCACCTAGGCTTCGTAGACGAGCTGTTCGTTCCTGGCCTCAACCAGCAGGCAATCGACCGAGCGCACCGCATCGGACAGAACACAACACAGCCGGTACAGGTTCGGAAGTACATCTGCCGCAAGACCATCGAGAACCGTGTCCAGCAGATCCTCCGAACGAAGTCCAAGCTGTTCGGTGAGATCGTCGAAACGGATCCCAACTGGAAGAAGAAGATCATGAAGGCGATCATGGAGGAGGAGGCAGCATGAGGAAGCGTTGGGCTGTAGTCAACAAGGTCAAGCGTTACGAGCCCGGCAGGGTGGACGAAGCGCTCAAGTCTCCAATGGGACTCAACACGCTTCTCCTCGACACGTTCACTCTGGAGGCCGTGCCCGACACGCCTCCGTACGTCAAGACCTTCTTCTTCAAGAAGTTCGCCGAGAACTACGCGCTCTCGATGAACCTTCCTCCGTCTCCGATCAACTACTGCGTGGTCGAGAGAATCTAATGGACCAGTTCTACAAGGCCAGCCAGATCGCGGACATGTTTCAGGTGACCCCGGCCACCGTCCGGGAGTGGCTCAAGAACGGGACGATCAAGTCCACCAAGATCAACGGCCAGTGGCGGGTCAGCGAGACTGACCTCCGCGAGTTCGCACAGAAGGAGCACGGATGAGCAGCGAGTTCTTGCGCTGGGCCAACAAGCGCAACATGGAAGTTCACGACGACACCGAGCACGGTAGTCTCGAGGCAAAGGACATCCTGCCCTGGGTGGACATCGAGACGACCGGCCTGAACATGCAGAAGGACGTCGTTCTCGAAGTCGGCGTTCTCCTCACGGATGGGTTCGGTCGGCTGATCGAGGATGCGAAGTACGACATTCTCGTCTACGACTCTACTCCGAAGTACCAGTTCGCTGTGGGGGCCATGATCCCCTACGTCAAGAACATGCACGAACAGTCCGGCCTACTGCATGACCTCGACCTCGCTGGAAGGCGAGAGGACGGTCACGAGTTCTTCCATCCAGACGACGCTGCCGATCTACTTCGTGACTTCATGCTCGACTGGGGCCTGGAAGCCACCACGGCCGAGTTCGCTGGGTCGTCTGTCCACTTCGACCGCGAGATGCTTCGCAACAACGACATGGAGAAATTCGAGGGTCACTTCCACTACCGCAACCTCGACATCTCCACGATCAAGAACGCTTGCCGTCGGCTCAACCCACGAGTCTTTTCCAAGCTCGATGACGCCGTGAGCCCGGTCAAGCAGCACCGTCCGCTGGACGACCTGTGCCAGTCCATCAGGGAGTACCAGTTCTACATCGACAACTTCCTCTGGACAGCCGAAACCGGCTACGAGCCTCCGATCGAGGTGAGGTAATGCCTGCAATCGTTCCCATGCCAGGGGACATCATCACCCAGGCCGAGGCCGAGGAGTTGGCAGAGCTTCTCGGCTGTGACCAGCGAGACATCTGCCGTGCCTGTGGCAAGAAGGTGAACATCACGATCTTCCGAGGGAGCGGACACTGCTGTGACAACTGCAGGAAGAAGCGAGCCGGTGAGCGACCCACGCCCCCCGGACCAGCGCTTCCAGGTTGAGCCGTTGCTGCGGAGTTCTGTAGCCGATATCGTTGACCTCCGCGAGGTCAAGCTTCCTGGTTACATTCTCGTTGCACTCCTCCGTGCAGCTGGCGGTTCGATCACTGTAGCGGAAGGCGACGGTCAACTTGAAGATGACGAAGAGCTGATCCAGTACGCTCGATCTGAGCCGTGGGCAATCGTGATGAAGATTCGCAAGATCGAGGTCAGAAAACCCGACGAGGTCCGAGAGGACAGGTACGGTCGCAAGCGATCTATCTGGCACGGAGAAGAGCCTCCTATGCCTAGGCACGCTGGGATGCTCTGGCGTGACCCGGAGCGATGCACGATCCTGGAGTTCAAGATCGACCCGGCGGGCTGGTACTTCTGTCCCGAGAGCAAGTTCGATGTCTACTGGCGTCACCCGAACGGAGAGAAGAGTAGCGAGCACCCCGACTTCGAGGGACCGCCTACTAGTTTTACGCCTGAGATGGTTGCAACTGGACAGAACCCTCCTATCGGTCGAGAAAGGGTCCTCTGGAAGGATCCAGACATCAAGGACCGCGAGGTAATTCTCAAGTACTTCCGTGGCAATCCAACTCGACCAGCAGGCTGGTATTGCAGAGATCCCTGGCTGCGATACCGAGACGATATGGGCAAGAAGGCATTAGCTCATCCCCTATACAGTAAGGACTAGATCTTGACAACCGTAGTGTTCGAGACGGCAACTCTGGTGGACGCGATCAAGAAGGCCGACAAGGTCGCGCCGTCCAAGGGCTCTGCCTTCGACAAAGCGGCTGGCATCATCATGGAGATCACCACGGGCGACGATCCCTCCATCGTGATCCGATCCACTGACCTCAACATCTTCTGGACCGAGTGGATCGACTGCGTTAGCGTTGAGGGCGAGACAGTAACGTGGCGATTCCCCAGCAAGCTTCTCGCCGGTGTCTGCTCCACACTTCCCATCGGTAGCGGCAAGCAGGTAAAGATGGAGGACGAACGAAATGGGCGTTCGCACAGTGTCCGACTCAGCCAGGCACGAACACGAGCTAAGTTCAACCTCATCGACCCCGAGTACTACCCGACTTGGCTTGTATTCGACCCCGACGGTCTTATCCCGGTACCTGAGTTGGGTGGACGGATCGGTCAGGTCGAGTGGGCTGCGGCCAACGGTAATGAACCTCCGTACTCAGGTGTTCACTTCGACGGTGAGATTGTCGTAGCGACGAACCGCTACCTTCTCTGCTCAGCTCCCCTAGTCATCCCCGAGCTTACTAACCCGGTTACCGTCCCGTCGGGCATTCTCTCCGGAGTCCTCCCCAAGAAGGGTGATGTCTCGATCGGCTTCGACGGGAACCAACTCCTCATCATGCCTGACGAGCACAGTCAGATCCGAACTGTCACCTACGGCACGCCTTACCCCAATGTCAAGCGTGTGATGGAGACGGTGCCTCCGAACCGAGTAGACATCGACCGAGACGACTTCGTTGAGATCATCAACAGGGCTACCAACTTCACCGGCGCAGATCGGTTCCAGGCACTCCATGTCTGGATCGGCGAGGAGGAGATTGCGGTGATGATGAGTAACACCGAGATGGGCCTGCTTGGCGACGTGGTCGAGATTCCCGGCCAAGCCGTCCATACGCGAACCGAGTACAAGTTCACGCCGAAGAACCTCCTCGACGGCTTGACCAACTGCCCGAACGACAAGATCGCCATTCTCTATGACCCGGCGAAGCCAGCATTCCGGTGGCAGGTAACCGACTCCGCTGGGTACAACGCCTGGATCATTCCTCGCAAGAACGACACAGACACACAGGGAGCATGATGGTCAAGCCGTCCTACGTCAACGATGCTCCCGATGGGATACCCAAGTTCGTCAGGTTCCGTCTCTTCGGGATCCCAAAGTCAAACGACTACTACCTGTGGGGAGTCTACAAGGACGGTAGACGCTACCTACTCATGAAGATCCAGTGCGTCGATGCGACGGCTGTTGGATACTTTATGAGTCAACTTGCCTACGCAAGTGGGCACAATCTCGAGATTGCAGGTGAACGACAGTAATGGATCTCGCTATCGCCCTGGGCCTCTACAGCGTCACGATGGGGCTCGCCTTCGTCGGCATCGCACTGAGTCGGGTGATCCCCCGGCTGGATTCGTGGTCCGACGACATCAAGGACCACCGCGACGCCACAGAGGGGCCGGATGACCCCCCAGCGCCCGACGCTCCCGGCCTCTCTAGCCCGTTCGGGCTCCCTACACCCGACCCGTTCAAGGAGCCGTGAAATGGGCCTTCCATACTACGTCTATGTCGCCTCGTCATGGCGCAACCCGATGCAGGAAGCGGTGTGCCAGGTACTGAAAGCCGCTGGTATCCCACACTACGACTTCAAGAACCCCGAGGGCGGTACTGGCTTCTCGTGGGCTGAAGTGAAGCCACCTGGTGCAAGTGATAGCATCCCAATCTGCGAGCACTGCGGACGTGACATCTACTTCGGTACTTACCTCCAGCATGGGTCCTACGATCCTGACTTCGACCCTACGATCGACCCCGAGGTCTGGCGTCACACTGCAAATGGCTACGTCGCGTGTCTGGCTCCGGGTTCTCGAACACTACGCTCGGCCGCTCCGAAGAAGGGTAGCGATCACGAGCGCAAGATTGACTACCTTGAGATGGTCAATCACCCTCGTGCAATCGAGGGCTACAACTCTGACTTCGCAGCCATGACGAAGGCTGACACCTTCGTGATGGTTCTGCCCTGCGGCAAGAGCGCTCACCTGGAGCTGGGGTGGGCCGTAGGAGCTGGTAAGCGAACGGCTATCTTGATGGAGGACCCCATCGAGCCAGAGCTGATGTACCGGATGGTGGACTACCTCGCGCCGTCCGTCATCGACCTTCTCGGCTGGCTGGGAGTGGAGGACTAAGTGGCAACCTTGAGAGTGCTCTTCGCGGTCTGGCGCGAGCGTCGTCGCCAGATCAAGAAGGGCTACACGAGAGAACACGACGATCATCATGGTTACATCGACTTCCGTAACTACATGCACAAGAGAGTCGATCCTCCTGCTGGTGCTCCCGACAGACAGGAGTTCGTCGAGATCGCTGCACTCGCAGTAGCTGCAACCGAGAAGATGGATCGAGGGAAGCGCTAGTGGGAATCATCATCGCAGATCACGTCACCAAAGACATGACACCTGAGCAGGCGTACAACCTTGGGCGTGGTCTGGCACAGAAGGAGCACACCTACAAGCAGTTCCCAAGGGACTCGCATCCCGAGGACAAGATGATCCGTGTCTCGTGTCGTTGCGGTGCGTTCTGCGACGGCACCCGCGAGGAGACGTCTGCGGCGCAGGAGAAGCACGTCGAGCACGAAGCCGAGATCTCCGGCAAGGCCTTCCGGGCCTTCGTCAACAACAACTCCGAGGAGAACCGTGACCGAGCCTGACCAGACCGAGACGCACGACGAGCAAGGCGGCAGCCTCGACTTCAACTTCAACCTGACGTACTACCTGTCGGGTCCGATGACCGGGATTGCGGACTTCAACTACCCACTCTTCGAGTTCGCAGCTGCTGCGCTTCGCCAGAGCGGCGTCAAGATCATCTCACCGATCGAGTGCGAGAAGCACGATCCCGAGATCCACGACACCGAGGAGAAGGTCTGGCAGTGGTACATGGACCGCTGCCAGGAAGAATGTGCTAAGGCACACGGCATCATCCTCCTCCCCGGCTGGGCGTTCAGTAAGGGTTCGCGCCAGGAGCTGAACTGGATGCACGGCGACACCGGCTGCCCGACCTACTTCTTCTCGCCCTACAAGATGGTCCTCACGGACATGAACTTCCCCAAGGAGACGATCTTCAATGACGGACCCCCAGCGGCCACAACGCCAGCAGGAGCCAGTGACGGCGAAGGCACTGGTGGATAAGGTCCTCCTGGAGGGCCTTAAGCTCATTATCACAGTCTTCATCCTCACTGCTGCGCTCATGGCCTGCGGTGGGGTCCTCATCCTGCTGGGCCACCTGTTCGGGTTCTGGTGACATGCCCGAATACAGGTGGTACGAACTCGACCTGAACCCGGAGCCCTGGGCGATCGGTCCTCTCGGAGTCAACCGCAAGGGAGGTCTGCGTCCTTTCGTTGGGCGTAACCAGCAGCTCTTCAACTTCCAGGAGGCAGTCAAGGAGGCGATGAACTCGCCACAGTTCGTGCCAGAGATGATCGTGGGCGACGTTGCGCTCATCTTCTACTTCTGGCGCCAGCGTGCCGAGTACACCACACCCCAGGCCCGAACGCACCGCAAGCATGAGGCCGACACGACCAACATGCAGAAGGCTCTCGAAGATGCACTCCAAGGCGTCCTCTACAAGAACGACAAGGACGTGAAGTTCATCAACTCAATTCAGGTCGCCCAGGGGCCCGATGTCCGAGGCAAGATCCTCGTTGGGGCAGCGCCGTGGCATTGGGAGACGGACCTTCCAGAAGAAGTGAAGGGAATCATCTGATGAGCCTTCTGCACCAGTGCAACAACTGCGAGCGCACCCAGCCCAGCGAGCTGCCGTTCAGGATCGAGCAGACGATGTCGACGATGTCAGATCCTCCTGACATCGAGTTCTGCAGCTGGGCGTGCATCGCCGAGTACTCAGGCAAGAAGAAGAAGAAGAATCATGGCTGACCAACCTCGCTGGCGGAATGTCCACCTCGTCAGTGACGGCACGCCTCGTAACACAAGGATCACCGATGAGGACGGCAAGGAGATCAAAGGCATTGTCTCCTTCAGGATCGAGATGGACGTTGACAGCGACCTTGCTGACCTCTACCTTGAGCTGAGGCCCGAACTCATCGACATCGACTCCGTGGCAGAGAGGGTTAGATTCTTCTGCCCACTCTGCTCGGCATCAGCTATCCACGACTGCAAGACGGGAACAGTTCAAGATGACTGACCTAGTTGTCCCCGGCAAGAACACGTCGCAGCATCAGATCTGGCACGGTGACAGTGTTCACCTGACGAAGCTGCTCAAGCCTGGGATGATCCAGTCAGTCATCACCGACCCGCCCTTCGGAGTGGATAACCTCTCCAACATGGCGGTGACCGCTGACGGCAAGGCGAACGCTCGGAAGATCGCCAACGACGAATCGCCCGAGGTCGCCATGCGGACCTTTACCAACGTGTTCTCCTCCCTCATGCCCGCACTAAAGCCTGCCTCGGACATCTACGTCTTTACGGCGCACCAAGTCCTCGAGGAGTGGCTGACGTTCACGAGGGACCTCTTCGCCCCTCACGGGTTCACTCGCAAGGCGATCCTGGTGTGGGAGAAGGACGGCCCAGGGATGGGGGACCTGGAGTCCTGGGGGATGGGCTGCGAGTTCATTCTCTACTACAAGCGTGGGGACCGTCCGAAGTCAGACATCAGGCGTAACAACGTCCTCCACACACCCCAACTCCGGCCCAACGAGCTGATCCATCCTCACGAGAAGCCGACAGCACTCCTGGAGAAGCTGATCGCACATTCTACCAATCCTGGTGACTGGCTGATCGACCCATTCGGAGGAAGTGGCTCACTCGTCCGGGCAGCAGAGCGTATGGCTCGGTGTGCAATCGGCATCGAGTACGATGAAGAGAACTGGAGGCGTGCTAGTGCCAAGCTCCTCGAAGGCGAAGGCGCAGGCTTTGACTTCGACTGATCCCGAACCACCAGTTGCGTCAATCGTCAGAGACTCGGAAGGCCAACGTTGGGTCCACTTGCCTGAAGGGTACTGGGTTGGAGACTCTTCAGAGGATCCAGAGTCATGGACAAAGATCGCAGGCAACTACGGTCCAGTAACCGTGGTTCACTACATGGGAGAAAGAGTGTCAGACAACCGACTCGTTACTACTGCCACCAAGTGGCACGAGGCGCGCTTTCCCAACGCAACGTCAGTTGACCTTCTTGGCAAGGCGATGGAAGAACTCGGAGAGGTTGCCGAAGCTCTCACCATCGACGAAGGCCGCAATTCAGCCAAGTCGTACAAGGGCGACAGTGTCGTCAAGGAGTCTGCTGACGTGATCGTCTGTCTGCTTGCACTCTGCGGCCGCTACTACGGCCAAGACGTGATTTCTGAGGTCATCGCAAAGCTGGAGATGCTCAACACGCCTGGAGCGCACCGAGCTTCTATCCCAGGCTGACCCAATCCCAGCTAGGCCGCTGACGTACCCAAATCCGTACTGGTACCACCAGCGCACCATCCGGTCGGCGTACATGCACGTCCTGGATTAGGTGCAAGTCGCCGTCGGAACCGCGTACAGATATGGGCCACGACCCAATCTTTAGTCCTTCGGCGGACATCGTACTAGATTGGATCAAGACTGCGGCGGCGACCCGCTGCGCCAACGCTCCGAGGGATGCCACGGACGGCTGCACGAGCGTGATCCCGCCTAGACGGGTCACCACGGGCACACCAGTCAGCACAGATGTCTGCGTCAGCGTCGCTGTCGGAAGAACCGTCCTACTGGCTCCTACAACGACCATACTGCTGTTCGTCAACGTGGCCGCGACAGTGGCAATCCTGATCCCGCCCACGACGAGCGTGTTCGTCTGGACGAGAGTGCCTGTTGCTGGTACCGTCCGCAATCCGCCGATGACCGCAACGCTGTCGTTAGTCAGTACGATGGCAGGCAGTACTGTACGAGCAGCTCCAACTGTGACTGTGCTACTGTTTGTCAGTGTGACGCTCGTAATGGCGGTCATCACTGGTGCCGAACTGATTGTGCTACTGTTCGTCAGCATCGCTGCGCCCGACTGTGTACCGAAGCCAGAAGCCAGCGCATTGATAGTCGAGTTGTTCGTCAGCGTGATCGCTGCGAGGTTGATCTCGATGCCAGCCGAGTTGACTGTGCTAGTCTGAGTCAGCGTGATAGCGCCGATAGCGATTCGCACGAGCTGGCTCGAGAGAGTACTTGTCTGCGTCAGTACAGCTGCCCCGAGCCCTGTACTAAGTGCAACACTCGAGAGAACGCTAGTCTGAGTGAGGGCGGTAGTCGGTGCTGCGGTACGGTCACCAGCTCCAGCCAGGATCGAACTGTTCGTCAGGGTAGCCGCGCCGACAGTCAACCCGCCACCGAATGCAGACATTGTACTGGTCTGACTGAGTGTGACAGCGGCAGTCTGAATCGTGCCACCAACTGCAGACATTGTGCTGGTCTGCGTCAGCGTTACCGAGACAAGGTTCGTCTCGAATGCTGCAGCGTTGACAGTACTGCTGTTAGTCAGCGTCGCTGCGCCCAACCTGATCGGTACAGCTGCACCGGCGATGGTGGAGGTCTGCGTGAGCGTTACAGAGGGCGCGGCGGTGCGATCCCCGACCCCAGCCAGCGTGCTGGTCTGCGTGAGTGTAGCGGCACCGGGCTTGAGCGGCAACCCGGTAGCGTTGACCGTGCTGGCCTGAGTCAGCGTAATGGCGGCTGGCTGCTGACGTACACCACCGGCCGACAGCGTACTTGTCTGACTAAGTGCAGTACCAGCTTCTTGCTGGAACGTACCACCAGCGCTGATGGTCGAGCTGTTGGTCAGTGTCGCGGCACCGGAGAGGGTTGCAGGCCCACTGGCCCCCGGAGAAGCCACCATGTTGACAGCGAGAACATCGTATTCCTCGCCACCAGGGTTTCCCGACATCTTCAGGCGCAAGCCGTTAAGGGTGGGGATCGTCGCCAACTCTGTTGAGTTCAGTGTCCAAGAGTTCAGAGTTGGAGAGATGGTTCCTGGTGTAAGCAGTTTCGACGTAAGTGTTGTACCACTGGAGTTCAGGATCGCAACAGTGATAGCTGGAGTTACAGTTCCCTTCGTCCTGAGGTTGATGGTAACAGCAAGTGGTGCGCCAGAACCACCGTCGCCAATCTGGACGACGAAATTCTCTGCACTGAACCCGACCATCGAGACGTAGTCGGTTCCTGCATCATTCGTGGAAGAGGCCGGATCGTCGTCGAGCAGACTCCAGAAAGCAGTACCACTAGCAGGAGCCGCGTTCGTTGAGTGCGAGATATCAGCAGTCGGAACGAGGGTGACTGGCGGGCTGACCGGAACGGCCGGCTGGGCTATGGCCTTGACAGACTCTCGTACCGTCGGGGTCTGCGGGTTCGTCGTTACGGAGTAGTCGTAACTGGTACTGTTGGTGAGGGCCGTGTCGGTGTAGACGTAGTTGCCCGTCCCGGCAGTAAGTGTCGAAGAGGTGTTGATGAGTGTCCAGGCAAAGTTCAACGCGGCGACGATCGTTCCACCGTGTGAGGCAGTGGAGCCAGTAACGGTCGCGCTGTATGAGTGTGCTGCCTGGGTTACCTGTCCGTTGGTGTCAGCCAACTCCAGCGAGAGGAAGCGAGACGCACTAGTATCTGCTTCCCCCCTCTCGGTCATCCCGGTCGCAGGGGTGATCGCCATAGCGGCTGTCGTACCGCGCTTGCCGAACAGACCGATAATCCAACTGTTCGGAGTAGAAGGCGTGATGGATGCCGAGTCAGCCGAAGCCGCAGTGGTAGAGGCGTTGTAGGCGGCAACGTCTACAGGCGTCGTTGTGTCAACGCCGGGGTACGAGAACGGAATCAGTTGATACTTGCCCGCAACACCCCACGAGAACGTGAAGGTTGTATCACCGGCCTGCTTGACGCGCCAAGCTAGGAACGAGTGTGAACCTGCACCAGCAGTGACACCTTCCGAGCCTTCGGACGCAAGTGTCCATCCGCTAGGCAACGTGACTGGCGCAGTCAACGTATCTTCGAGCAGACCTCCGACGAATACAACCTCACCTGTCGTTGCACCGGAGATGTCAACCGCTGCGGATAGAGCAGTAGCACCTGCAACGTTGCCTAGCACGATGGTACCGACCCACGGAGCAACAGGTGTCTTGCGCCGGTAAATCTTGTACTGCGCGTTATACGTTCGCTGGAAGACCGAGATGTCAACCGTAGTGTCACCCGGCGTCAGTGTAACTGATGGTGGGTCCGGGTTAGCAACGATACTGGAGGATGCCGGACTGTCAGTGCTCGTACCAGCAGTGTTGACTCCACGAACTGTGTACGTCTGGGAGGATGTCTCAGATGCGTTGAAGTCATTGATCTGCGTTGCGTTCGCAACCGAACTCTGAACAAGCGTGCCGTTGCGATAGACGCTGTATGAAGCTGCACCACCTTCCAGAGTCGGCGGTGTCGTGATGAGAATGCGCTCTTGACTACCAGCTGTCGGCAGTACAACGGTTGGAGCAGTGACGGGGGCAGTTGGCGGCGCAACACCTTGCAAGATTGCAACGATAGCGCCGTTACCTGCCGACCCTGCGGCAGACGAGTTATACGTCTGCTGAGAAGCAGCTGTCAAGACCTTGTACTGACCGATGCCGAAGTTGTTTGTGGCGGCATTACCACCAGTCGAACCAACACCGTCAGCTGCGCTCCAAGAGCCACCTGTGGTGTCAGTATCACCGGCTTGTGCCGAAGCAACGTTCGATCCGAATAGGAATCCCAGCGCCAAGTCACCAACTACTGGCGTCGTGCCGGTGGTCGTTGCGGAGGCAGCGGTGGTGGTCGTGCTGTACGCCGTACCGACTGTGTTGCGAAGTACCGGAAGAACGTTTGTGAACTCACGGAGGCTTGTGGCCTTCATCGTGACTGAGTTGTTCAGAGTTACGAGGTACGAAGTGCTAGCAGGCCAAGCAACACTCGTCTGGATCGCCCACAACTCACCTGATGCGAACGATCCGGCTGAAGTTGAAGTAGAACGGGCGGCGCCAAGAAAGACCCAGTTGTTCATCTCTCCGGCTGGCTTGGCAATCGAAGAAACGACAGGCTGACTGGCAGTTGAGAAGTTGTCGAAGAGGATGCGGGCTACGAGAACGTTCCCAACATCGGGAGCTGTTGCGCCAGTGACAACGTTGATATTCGCTGCGCCAGCAGTCTTGATGCTCGCTGCACCATGATCCCTGACGAACGACGCTGCCACTACTCACCTCCCTAAACGTCGGTCAGCCGGGGTCCTGCGATGCCCACGAGGACCCCGGCTGGTCTTGAGTGCTCTCAGGGAAGCTGGAGAGCAATCGCACCGATCGCGTAGGAGAGCGTGTCGCCAGCTGCCATCGTCTTGGAGGCAGTCAGCGCACCCCACCACTTGCGGAGAGGGGTACCGGCGCTGTCCCAGACCTCGATGCCCACAACAGTCTCTGCGCGTGGATAGTTGGAGATCGTGACAGCACCGGAGTTCGTCGTCTGGACGGGTGCGGTACCCGACGCAGCGGCGAAGGTGACGGTGGGAGCACCGACGCCCGAGGTGTAGCCGCCACCCGTGGCGACCTCGGTACCTGCAGCGGTGTTGGACCCGTTGGCCGTCATCTGGCGAAGCTTGAGCGGGCCGGTGGTCACACGGACGGCAGCTCCGGACTGGTCAGTGCTGGCGTCGAGGAGGCCCTGGCCGTGTACTGCGACGAGTGCGCCCATCAGTTGCTCACCGCCTGCAGCTTCTTGCGCATCGCGTCGCCCGTCTCGCCGTTCACCTTGGCGCGACTCAACTCCGTGTTGCAGGACCGACTGAAGGGGCCGTCGGGGATCGGGCAGCGACCCGACTGCGCGCAGCAGTCGATGTGGACAAAGAACGTCGCCGGGTCCTGCAGCTCCTTGAGCATCTCGCCAGAGATGCCGTTCTCGATGAGCTTGTTCAGGACATCGTCGGGCATGACTCCGCGGTCATCGCCTGGTGCGAGGTAGTGCAGTGTACGAGGGTGGTCATCGACCCCTCCGCACAGCTCACAGCCCCTCTTCAGGGCCGGAGTGGTGGCTTCGTCAGCCATGTCTCTCCTCAGTACTCGTACACGACCATGATGGTCGGGTCAGTTGGTAACGGACTTCCTGCCGCGATGATCGCGTAGTCTGTTCTCGGCAAGGCTGGCAAGCTGACTTCGACCCCGAAGGGCACATCTTCGATGCCGGTGAGAAGTTCGGTCTGATTCCCGTACGAGACTTCGAGGTAGTAGTCAACCGAGTTGTCCGGCACCTCGGTTGCTGAGACGTCCGGGTCAAGAGTGACCTCTACGAAGTAACTCACGGTACGCGGGTGATCTCCTTCTTGAGTGTGATCGCCCCCTCGAGGAACGTCTCGGTGTCGGTTGGAGTCGCAGTCGTCTCGACCTCCACGTCGTAGACTGCGTTGACGATGAGGGCCCTGGTGTCCACCGGAAAGAGTGTAAGGAGGCAGCCACCCTTGAGAGTGACCTGATCACTGATGGTCGGAGTGAAGGTTGCTCGGACCGTCGTGTCGTCGGCAGTGTTGCGGACCTGGCTGCGAACGGTCTTGCCGGTGAGGTCAACGTAGGGGCCTGGTTCCCAGTCGCCCGCACCACCGTTGAGCGCTGGATTCCAGACCTTCTGGCGCAGACGCACGAAGAGGTCGAATCGGTCACCTTGCCGAACGGTGATGTCCTGTACGGCTGGCTGCACCGATTGTCTCCTATCCTGCGCGTGTCGGTACCACACTACCGGCCCGATGGGCTACCATGCCAGCACCGCGCCCGACACCACCACGGAGGCTAGCACTGATGCCAAGTTCACCCGCTGCAGGGGACATGGAGCCTGTAGACCCTTTCGCCCCGCCGCCGCCGCCTGACGGATCGCAGGCCGTGGACGTGTTCTCTCAGCCCGACCCGAAGCAGACCCCTCAGGCAGTCAAGGTCGAGGTGGTCAAGCAGACCGGCGAGTCCGACATGGGGCCGGTGTTCAGCGAGGACCCTACGACGCCGGAACAGGACTCTGCTGTTCCGATCGAGGTTGTGTCGTTAGACAAGAATTTCACTCCATTCTCTCAGGGCGCAGACTTCCGCCCTGTCGTCTACGACGCGAAGCAAGAGCTCAGTCCGGAGGAGCTGGCTCGTCAGGATGCTCTTCGTGACGCGCAGGAGCTGGGTGTTGCTTCTGACGAGGACGCTGACGACCCAAAAGCGTAGTTCGGGAGCTGCTTAGCCTCTTTAAGCTCGACCCGAACGACAAGGTCTGGTTGGGGCAGGCAGCGTGTCGAGACAAAGACCCCGAGATGTTCTTCCCTCCGCGTGGCCAGGCGTCTCTGGCTAACGAAGCCAAGATGGTTTGCCTTGGCTGTGGCGTACGGGCTCAGTGTGACGAGTTCCGTGACAGATCCAGCTCCACTCACGGTGTGTGGGCTGGCCGACTCATCACCCGACAGGATGAGATAGACAATGATTCCTAAGTCATTCTCTGCGACCGCTTTGCACGTTGCAGAACTGTGCATGGCGAGGTACGAAGCAGAACAGATCAATAGAGGTCGCGGAGAAGGTGGGACCGCAGCAAGCCTCGGAACGTCGTGTCACTCTGCGCTTGAGCTGTTCGTCAAAGCCACGAAGCTCAGCGAGAATCCCGAGCCATACACTCTGGAGAACCTTCTCGTCTACTTCCGCATGTCGTACATGACGACGTTCGGCACAGCGGATCTCGATACGCCTGACTACCACGACGGCATCGAGATGCTGACCAACTGGTACAACCGCACGATCTGGGAGCGATACGGCTACCCGATCAAGGTGATCTCATGCGAGGTCAAGGATCACTTCGATGTCCCGACCACGGCGGGTCCGATCCCCCTCAACTACATCTGGGACCGCTTTGACCAGATCGGCGAGAAGGAGTTCCGGGTCGTTGACTACAAGACGTCTCGCTGGGACGTTCGCCCGCAGGATCTGCCCAAGAAGATACAGGCGCGAATCTATGCACTAGCGGCGGCGATCCAGCTCAAGGCGCAGGGCATCGAGTACGACACGATCTGGGTCGTCTTCGACATGCTGCGCCACACTGACAGCGGTATCGTGTTTACCCGTGCAGAGATCACCGCAACTTGGAACTTCATCCTCCGCAAGGCCGAGGATATCTTGGCTACGAAAGAGGGCGAATCCGAGGAGCGGCTGAACGCCGAGTGCCGCTTTTGCGTCCGCAAAGCCAACTGCGGAGCGCTGCAAAAGAACATCGCGGTAGGTGGAACCTTCGGCATCGAGAAGGCCGAAGACGCTATCGACCTACGCGCAATCCTGACCTACCAGCAGTCTGCGATCAACTCTGCGATCGAAGAGCTGGACAAGCTGATCGAGACTGACCTCCGTGAACGCGAGCTAATCGAGATCGAGTCCGACACGCATCGGCTCTACTTCAAGTCCTCGCGTCGCCGCCAAGCTGACCCCGAGCGCATCGAGTCCATCGTCGGCCCGCAGATCTTCCTGCAGTACGGCGGCGTGTCGATCACTATGGCTCAGCTCGACAAGCTAAAGAAAGACCAACGCCTCACACCTGAGCAGCGCAAGCAGGTGGAGGCGATGATCTTCTACAAGACAGGCGAACCAAAGGTTGCGATCGAGGCGAAGTCCGCGATTGACGAGGACTAGGGGTTCTGCTTCTTCAGATCGGCGAGCTGCTGCTCTAGGATCTCGAGCCGAATGTCCTGCTCACGGTTGAGCTTCTTGTTCAGCGCGATCTGTCCTAGCAGAAGCTGAAACCTGTCGAGTCGTGTCTGGCCGTCGTCGAGGGCCTTGTTGTAACCGGGGATAGCACTGCAGAGAACCCGGTGGGGGTCGCCTGGTTGTGGCGTGAGAAAGCAGTAGCTGACGGTCATAAGCGTCAGCAACTGCGCAACAAGAATGAGGACCACGCCGAACACCAGTGCCTTAATCATCCGACTGCGCCCCTCGTGCTTCACCTCCTCACGGTCCGGGAACTGCGTCATCCGGTTGTTGAGCGCCGTCACCAGCGTTACCAGACGTTGCACTTCGTGTACGAGAAGAGATGTGTCCCCTGTGGCGCCTTTGTCGCCCTTGTCTCCCTTGTCACCCTTGATGGGCTGCTCGCTCAAGGCTCGCTCCAGTGGTGTGGTTCGTCATCACGCCGTGTTCTTTCAGCGGGACTTCTTTCTCCGACGTAAGCCTCGAGATGCTGAGCCACCTTATTCAGCTCATTGATCGCATCGTTCACCAAGGCTAGCATTTCCTCCTCGGTGGGCGCAACCACTGGCTCCGCACGGTGCGTCACTTGGAGAAACCTCCAGACGCGATAAAGCCTGATATGACACCGACGACGATAAGACCAATCACAAGACGAACAAGCCACTTCTTGTCGTCTTGCAACTCGGCAACGTTCAGTCTTACCTGTGCAAGCTCTTCTTTCGTCGCGTGTGTTGCTTCGATCTGTTCTACGTTTGTAATTGACTGTCGGATGCTGCGGACGACCTCGTCCAAGCGAGCCGAGTCAGCCTTCCAGAGTTCCTTGCTGAGGTACTGCTGGTCGATCTTCGACGCAAGACCTTCAAGCCTCACAAGAGCGTCCCGTAGCCGCTCCGCTAACTGAGCGACTACGGGACTCTCACTCTCGAGTGGGGCCATGACCTACCGAAGGACGTAGCAGCCAAGCCAGTGCAGAACTTCCGTGCCGGGGTTGCCGGTCTGCTTGTTGCCGAGGATCTTCTGGACCTTCTTGATCGCAGTTCGCGTCTTGGCGTCGGGCGTGCCGTCCACCACGATGCCAGTGTGCAGCTTGACGTTGAGCCGACGCTGGACTACAACCCAGTCGTCCTTCTGGTCGTCGCCGAGCTGGCTGTTGTCCACGAGCCGACGAACGCCCCAGAGGCCGTCCCAGCGCTCCGACGCCACGTCCCGGTTGATCGAGATGTGGACATGGCTCGTGTGCGGGTCGGAGCCGGTGTACTTCCGCGCCTTCCAGCCGTAGGTCTTGCTGTAGATCACCCCACGGAAGATGACGTAGTAGAGGCACTTGAGCTGGCCCCGACGAGCCCGCGTCAGGAGTAGGCGAGTGACCTGCTCTCCCACGTCCACGCCGGTCGTGATGTCGATTGCGTGGACGCAGCCCTTGCCATCAGGGTTGTGGTCCGAGAACTCGGCCTGGTGTCGAGTGTCACCGATGCTGCCGTCAGAGGCGATGGGCCTCTTCGGGTAGCGGTAGTCGATCTCGGCAACGAGGTTGCGGAGGCTGTGCGCGAGATACCAGTTCGATCCCTCGAATGCCGGGCCCCTCATCGTGCGTCCTCGAACGGGTCCTCGACCTCTTCGCCGACGTTGTGGCCGTGGTCATCGTCTCCGTTGACCTCGTCACCCCACTGACGAGGAGCCTGCTCAATGTCCTCGTCGTCGTTCGGTCCGTCATCCTCGGGAATGACAGGCTTGTCGTCATCGACGACTGGGACGTCCTTCGGAGGGATCTGGCGAAGGAACGCCTTGCCAGTGCGGTTCTCGAAGTGAACCTGGATGAAGCCGAACAGGAGCGTGAGGCCGGCGAAGATCGCCGTGTACTGGCGCTGGTTCATGTCCCAGAAAGTCGAATCCACGATCTCGACTACGATCGCGGCTGGAGTCATCTGGACAACAGTTCGGACTGGTCTTGCGACCGTCTCTGAAACTGTGCTCGTGGTATCCGTCATCTTGCGTGGACCTCCTGTGTCCGGTTGTCGGGTGTGGCAAGGTTAGGTGATGTTTCCCTCCTTGTCAAGCGTGGTCGGCACCGTCCTTGCCGGGCTCCGGGGGCAGGGTGAACTCTTCGACCTGCTGGTAGGTCTGGAGCACCTCGGTCAGGGTCTTGACCTCGACGGAGTGCTCGTACTGCATCTGCGCCATTTGAGCACGCAGCTGGACGAGGGTTCGCATCGCTTCGTTGAGCTGCTGATCGAGTGCCTGGATGACGAACTGAGGGTCAATCATCTTCGGCGGGGGAAACTGCTCCGGCATCGGTTCCTGCTGGTTCTCACTCACGTTCTTCTCCTAGACGATTGCGGACATGTCTGTTGCTGCGGTCGTCATGGCAGTGTCTCGTGCCACCGCCGCGGCCTGCTTGGACTCCCAGTCCTTGACGATCTTCTGGATGAAGTCCGCCATGACCCACTTGATCGCTGCTCCGTCAGACAATCCCTTCAGTGGATCGAGATTCATCGGGTCACCGCCGACCGGGATTGTTGCGTAGGTTCCCCGGACTGCATCACGAACTCTCGGAATGAGAGCGTCGGGGATTGTGACAGAGATGGTAGCCATTAGGCAGCCTTTCCTTCCAGCTTCTCCACGCGCTTGAACAGCTCTTTGACAAGTTCGACAAGCGCAGTCTCAATCGCAGGGTGCGAGTAGGCATCAATCTTACCTTCCTCGTCATAGTAGATCGCGTCGGGGAAGACCTCGGCTACGTCCTCTGCGATGAACCCGATCTCATAACGATCCTTCTCGGCTTCGAGACGCTGACGAAAGAGCCACTTCTTTGCTTCCAACTGAAGCAGTCCGTGGGGGAACCCCTGGTGGATATCTTTCCCACCAAGCATCCGACGTACATTCGTCTTGTGTCGAAGTGAAGAGGACACCTTCTGCATCGTGCCGTTTGACGAGATAAAGGTGTTTGCAGAACCACCAATCGTAATGCTGGCTGCGATTACAGGGTATGGTGAACCCGTCTGAACACTGTAGACGTTGAAGTTCGAGGGGTTGTAGACGTACATGTTGACGCTGTCGTTGCCGCCCCACAGCCACGCTGGCTGACCACCCTGTCCAGACCAGTTCCAGGTGGCGTAGTTTCCAGAAGTATTGTAGAGAGTGTTGGCAGCACCTACTGCTCCAGATACCCTAGCACCTGGAACCGTACCAGCACCAAGAGTGCCTGAAGAGTCAAAGTAGAAGATCCATGCACCAGCGTCAGTGTAGACTCCACTTGCACCAGAGCCGTCAATCATCAAGGTCAAGCCTTCATCGGCAAAGTGGAATCCAGAGTAGCCAGACTTGGAACCGTTTGTGATCTGAAGTTGTGAGTACGTTCCAGCATTCGGTTCGATAACAGTACTACCGACTACAAGCTTAGGAGCGGTAAGAGCAGAGCCAACTCGAGGCAAGTAGACGTTGCCCAAGTGGTCGATATACATGCCAGTCTTCTGGCCTGTACCGAATGCATCCGTGGTGGCGAAGTACATCTTCGTCCCATAGACGCTTGACTGCTGGACATAGATACCAGCCTGGGCTGCTTGACCTCCCATCGGGCCCCAATAGATGCCCGATGCAAAGTCATTCGTGTTGACCGATGGAGAAATTCCGATGCCTGACTTGAAGAACGCAGGCGTAGTCGTGTTGAAGGCTGCATCGGTTACAGGGTAGGCCGGATTGCTCGGCGAAGCAGCCGCAACGTAGGCCAGTCCCATGACATCGGCGATGTAGCGGTCAGACGCGATCCCATCCACCCGAACGACCTGGTTGATCGCGTTCGGCTGGACTGCTCCCATATTGACCGTTACGTCTACAGTCTCGCCAGGGAACCGCACCGTGCTCTTGTAGTTGACACGGTCAATGGACTTGACGACGGCGTACTTGTAACGAGGACGGTTTTTCTCGATCTGCGCTGACACCATACTCTGGATGATGTCACGGAAGCGCAGAGCGGTTGGGTACTCGTCAAGGTCAGCCATTATCCCACCACCGTCACTCGCTTGGCGTTACCAGTCATCGGCCCGCCCTTGAGTGGAATCGAAAGAGTTGACATAAGAAATCGGTCAGGGTCGCCAACGCCTGGCCGAGGGTCGATGAACTGCGCGATGTCTCCGACTTCTAGCCAGGGGTAGGCGATCGAGCTGAAGTTGAAGTCGTACTCCTCCAGCGCATGGATCTTGAGGAACTTTGTCGCGGTGTCCTGGCACTGAGCAACGGTCGTGATGAACGAACTCGTGTACTCGTAGAGCCTGTCACCAAGACGAGCAATCCTCGTCGGGCTCGACGGCTCGTTGTTGAGCGCCTCAGCGAACACAGGAGCCACAGACGTATCCGAAGACTCGCCAGTCACGACAATGTGGTTGTAGACCCGAGTATCGTTCGTGGACTTCTCGTAAGTTACGAGGTTACCCGCTTGACCCGTCGAGAGGACGACCGACGTAGGCGCGTAGACTGGATCTTTATACTCCCGCATGACGAGGTAACCCTGACCGTCGAAGAACAGCTCGTAACCGTAGGCGTCCGCAATCTCCTTCATGGCCTTCCAGCGCTCGACACCACGCTCGTAGGTGAAGGTGCGGTCAACAGTCTTGCCTGTGTTGGGGAGAAGGAACTTTGTGATGCCAGCGAGCGCAGCGATGTTACGAACCAGTGTTTCGATTGCCTGGCCAGCACTGAAGGTCGTTGAAGTGACGAACTTGGAGGTCAAGCAGCGCTTCGTGTAGTCCCGGCCGGTGACGTGAAGCTGGTGAGGGAAGTGAGCCTCACTCAGTTGGTCGATGACGAACTCGCCGATCTGCGTCTCCCAGGTAACAGTCTGGTAAACAAAGTTACCACCTACTTCTTGCTGATAGGTGATACCCTTGTAGAGCTTAAGGACCTTGTCGTACCAGAACCCACCGTTAGGGTCGTGAGCCAGAGCGTTATCGTAGTTGTCCAGAGTCAGATCAAATGCTCTGCGCTCATCACGGTCGTAGTCAACCGTAACCGAGCCGTCGATCAGCCTTCCCTGAGTATCACCCACCCACCGCGTGAGGGCATCCGTCTCGTAGATCTCAAGCCGAGAGGTGACCTGAGTAGTAGGTCCATTGACTGCGGCCAGGACGGCTGCAACGGGAGCCGGTGCCATTCCTAGATGACCTCAGTGTAGGGGATCGTCACGTCAACGAACTCCGAGCGACCCACACCGGCTACGCGACTCACGGTCACGTCGTTCATGCTGACCTGGTAGAGATCACCGAACGGGGTGCGGAGAAGGTAAGCCACCCGATCACGCTTGATGTTCTCGAGGAACTGCTTCTGCTGACGTGCGGTCGCCCAGGTCCGATCACGCAGCAGGGCAGTGATAGTGCCTGTGATACCAAGGTCTGTACCGTAGTCGGTCCGCTGGCCGCGACCGATGACAGTGTATGTCTCCTGCTCCACGCTGTCGGTGTAGGAGTCAGATGACACGTTGGAGATCAGGAAGTTCTTCGTGCTGTCGGTCGGATTGAGTAGCCAGTAGTACGAAGAGATAGTCGGTACGTCGGTCAGGTTGACCGGAGGAATCGACTCGAAGGTAACGCCAGACCTGTCAGCAGTCTGCGTAACTGCGTACTCGTAAGTCGTACCGGAGAGTGCGGTCCAGTCTTTGTAAGTACGGACGTTGACGTCAGTCCATGCCTTGAGGAAGGTCCACTGCGAATCACCGAGCGCACGCCGGTAGAGCCTCCACGAAAGCCACGTCGGGTCGGGGGTCTGTTGAGACCAGTCAATGCCGACGTAGCCACCGATGTCGTATGTACTGCCGTCAGCAGTGTAGGTGACAGTAGGCGGCGCAGTGTAGGACGTACTGAATGGCCGGTTGACCGTCGTAGACAGACCGACAGTGTCAACAATGGTAACTGCGACACTGTAGTTGACAAGGTTCGTCAGGATGGTCTGCGGAGGAGTGTACGACAGTGCGTTGCTAAGCACGACTCCAGAATCGTGGATTACAGCGCCGTCACTAACCCTCGTGAACACGACCCTGTAGGACTGCTGAACGGTCTGAGCGTCGTTTGTCCAGGTGATGGTCGGCTTACCACTACCCACGACCTGGTTGAGCGTAGGCGAAGTGATCGTGACTACTGGAGCATCACTGACGTAGAACAGATAGTAGTTGCTGAAACCAGAACCAACGTCATCCTGGTCCCAGACCTGAAGCTTCCAGCGGAGCTGAACGTCCTTGGATCCAACAGGGATAGCTGCCGTGACTGCCTGTGACGTAGATACGATCTTGCCTGTGTCAAGCACGGTCGCACCAGTATCGTTACGCTCAATGACGATCTGGTATGCACGCTGAGAGTCGCCAGCGAATGGGTCAGTGAAGACCCACGAGAACGGTGTAGTGCCTGCGTAGAGCAGCGTGATGTTGGCTGTCGGCGCTTGACCAGTACTGTTCGGCGGGTGGTTCGGAATGATCGTCTGGCTGGCAGTGTACGCACCGTACGAACCGAACTCGTCAATCGCTCGCGCTCGCATGTACCAAGTTGTCTGCGAGAGCTTCTGTGCGATCGGCACTGCGATGGTGGATGCGCCAGACAAGCGAAGTGCTGTGTCAGGCTCCAGAACGGTCTTGATGTTGGTAGTGAAGCCCGAGTCAGTAGCGAACTGGAACTCAAGCTTCGACTTCCGGTTATCAGTAGCGGCTCCGACTGTCCCACCCACGGTTGGCGTGTTGGTGGTGACTGTGGAGCCAGCTGCCGGCGTGAGTGCTGTCGGAGTTGGCGGCGCGGCAAGTGCGACCGTGAAGGACTGCGTTGCCGAGAAGGCCGATGCAGACCCGTCGTCTGCGATGGAACGGGCCTGCATGTACCAGGTGCCGTTCGTAAGCCTTACGACAGAGGTAGGTACCAGTTCTGTCGTGGCACCGGAGGTTCGCCTGTCACCATCAGCTTCGGTAACTGTGTAGACACCGACTGCGAACGTGTTGTCCTTGGAGAGCCTCCACTCAGCCTTAGAGAGGCGTCCGTTCGAGGCTGCACCAAGTGTTGCGCCCAGCGTCGGGTTCGTCGTTGTGACCGTCGCACCCGACGCTGGCGTCAGCACTGTTGGAACAGGAGGCGGTGCTACACTGACGGTGAAGCTTGTGCCGGCGCTGTAGCCAGATGCCTGACCATAGACATCAATGGATCGAGCCCTGACCCACCAAGTACCGTTAGCAAGGTTCAGGTTCGCAAGCGTCGGAGATTCAGTGGTAGCGCCAGATACACGAAGGTCAGAGGTCGCCTCTGTGATGACGCGCACGCCGGAAGTGAAGGTGTTGTCTGGAGCGATCTGCCATTCCGCACGCTGCGTCTGACCGTTAGTGGCTGCGCCAAGCGTCGCACCGAGAACCGGGTTCGGGATGGTGACCGTTGCACCGGACGCTGGCGTAACAACAGTCGGAGTCGGAGGCGCAGGGTAGCTGACTGTGATGGTCTGTGTACCGGACCAACCGCTGCCGTATCCATACTGGTCAAGCGCGTACGCACGAGCGTAGTAAGTACCAGGACCGACAACAGGGCTCGTTACCGTAACGAGGCCTGATCCAACCTGACCAGTACCACCGCTCCAGATGACGTTACCGAATCCAGGATCAGTAGCGATCTGGAACTGAGCACTCTGCGACTGGCCAGTACCGATTGCAGGAAGTGTGACTTGGGCAGTGAAGGTTGTTGTCGCTACGCTCTTGTCACTGGCTGCTACGGGATTGCTCGGGTAGTCGGCATAGATGACCTCGACCCATACATCAATGAGTCGGAAGCTCGAAGCCAGGCCCGAAGGCCGGTTGTCCTGGTACCAAGCGATGTCGAAGTGAGAACCAGCAGCAGGCGGGGCAACCCACGCACCGTAGACAGTGGTGTACGCAGTAGTACCGGTCAGCTGAGCATCAGAACCAAGACCTGCCACAGCGAAGGTTGAGATGCATTCGTTGTGACTTTGGTACATCGTAGCCGCGCTACGAACCTGGATGATGTGCCGAGACGACGCAGGGTATCCATGCGCCTCGTCGAACATGTAGTAGCCGACACCTGGGTAACCCCAGTTGATCTGCGAGAACTGACCAGCCGCAACCGGGAACGAACTCTGACCATAGTAGGTGCCCTGGTTGAAGTCGTTGATCTGGTAGACAGACCCACCGTCTGGAACAATGTTGACCTGTCCCATTAGCCCGCCAGACTCTCGAGGTTCTTCAGGAACTGCTCTGCGTCAGTTCCGTCGGTGATGTTCGGCATCTCCAGGTTTCCGTAGATGTTGATGGTGACTCCACCGGCCTGAGTGCTCGCCGTGGTCCCGTTCGCGCCCGACACGACCGTAGCACGCTGCACCGCTGCCGTCACGGCCCGGTCTACCGCTACGTTCACAGCGTCCTTTATGGTGTTCGGCAGCGTGGTCGCCATAGCCATAGAGACACGGGTTGCGCGGTCGATCGTGCTCCACTGCTGGTTAGAGAATACGGGCTCTGGCATCCCAGAAGTGTTGACTCCTACGCCACCGTGGGGTAGCCAGCCGCCTCCGTCGTACCGAACTCCCTTGTCAGCCAGGAACGGGATCGGGTTGATCGGGTCACCGTTGCGACGAACCTCAAAGTGCAGGTGAGGCCCGGTCGCGTTACCCATCTCACCAAGACGACCGATGAGGTCACCAGTCTTGATCTTGTCGCCAGCCTCCACGAGCCGCTCGCTGAGGTGAGCGTAGAGCGTCTCGATTCCGTCACCGTGGTTGATCTGGACGAGACGACCGTAGGAAGCGTACGGGAAGTTGTTGTACGGACTGGTTCCGTGAATGTCGTAGGAAGCCTTGACTATACCAGCGCTCGCGGCCTTGATCGCCGTACCGATGGGACCGGGGAAGTCCTGGCCAGAGTGGAAGCTGCCGTCCGAGTACGTGTTACCGAACGGAAGTCCCAGCGCCAGCGCAACCGGCTTGCCCCACGGTCCACTGGTAACGAGGTGGTCGTTCACACCGGATGCGAAGTCCTGGATCTGCTGGACACCGTACTTGGCGAAGGCACGAAGACCAAGCTCGCTTGGTACCTGAGTCAACAGTGCGTTGACCGCCGCGTTGATCGGAGCGAAGATCGCATTGACTGCATTCTCGCGAAGGAACGAAGTAGCCTTGCTCCCTGCAGTCTTCATGCTATCCCACACGTCCCCGATCCCTCCCACGCCAAGCTTCTCGGCAGCCTTGCCGAGGAGGTCGGTCGCGTTCTTGCGGTGCCGTGGATCGGTCGGGATGACGAACTCTGGGTGAGGTCCACCTTCGCCCACAATGGCCCGAGCACCATTGGTCATAAAGCCGCCACCGACAGCAGTGGGGAGGATGCCACCCTTCGCGTACTGCGGCGGGCTCCACTTCTCGAAGCTGTAGGTGCCGATGTTGGACACCTTGAAGCTGAGGCCAGGAACGTGGGATCCGATCCAGTCAAGGCCGTCGATCAGCTTGTTGATCGCTCCGATTGCGATATTGACGCCTGCTGCAACAGCCTCGCCTACGCCGTTGAAGATGTTTCCGAATCCACGAAGGATCCTGTTCCCCAGCGGGACGAGGTAGTTGTCCCACACATCCTTCAGCTTGGTCCAGATCGGCAGGAAGGAGTTGTTGTACAGCCACTCCGGCAGGTTGCCCAGCGCGTGGAACTGATCAACGATACCCTGCTTGATGCCCTGAACGCCAGGCAGAAGCGTGTTGTCCCAGAAGTTCGACAACTTGGTCCACAGGGCATTCCAGGTGTTGTCCCAGAGCCACTGCGGCAGATCGCCGAGCTTGTGGAAGAAGCCGATGATGCCACTGCTGATGTCATCGACCTTAGGCTTGAGGGTGTTTGTCCACCAGTCCCTCATGCCTTCGAAGATCGGCTTCAAGGTGTGGTCGTAGATCCAGCCGGGAAGATCAGCAAGCTTGTGGAACCAGTCGAAGATTCCGTTGATGATATCTGGAATGATCGAGTGGCCGATCAGGGTGTCGTAGAGCCACTTGAACCAGCCGACCACACCCTCCACGATGCCCTTGATGAAGCCTACGACGATCGAAACGGCACCTTCGAGGATGTGGTAGATACCTTCCCAGGTACCCATGAAGGTATCCTGGATGCCCTTCCAAGCAAGTGCCCAGTCTCCTGTCATCACACCGACGACGAACTCGATCACTCCACGGAAGGCCTTGAGCACATCTGCGATCAGGTCAATCGCGGTGTCAAGAACCGGACCCAGCGTGTTGGCGAACACGTCGGCAACGAGCTTGAGGTTTGCCAGGAGCGCCAGCCCAAGGATCTCGGCTACCGGCTTGATCCCGTTCCACAGCATGACAAAGAGATCACCAAGCGGCTTGATGAGGCCCTTGAACGCTTCAAGCTCTGGCCCGATGGTGACGATAGCCTTGTGCAGGTTGTCACTGAGAACGTTGACGACCTTCATAATGTCGCCACCGAACAGGTCCCAGAAGGCATGACCGAAGGCTGTGATCTTAGCCAACGGACCATCGAAGCTGATCTTGCCCCAAGCCTGCTCGACCTCGCCACCTAGCGCACTGAGAGCAGGCGTGATGTTTGCGGTCCACCAGTCAGTGACGTTCTTCCAGGCACGCCGGAACGGTCCAGTGAAGTCCACGTTGCCGAACATCTGACCAGTGCGCTTGCGAAGGTCCTCTGTGAACTGATCAATCAGTTTCGACTGGTCAGCCTGTGAACCCTCGCGACCCAAGCCACCGGAACCACCGACATCAGCGAACTTGCCACCGGCAGCGTCACGGAAGTTCTGCAGACCTGGGCTAACGCTACCCTTTGCGGAAGCCTTGGCCTTCGCTGCACGAATACTGTCGTTGCTAGCACTGACCATGTCGTTGAGCGCAGTTGTTACGTCATCGACCGCGCTCTTGACATCTTGGTACTTCTGCTGGAGGCCGTCAAGTTGCTTCTGCTCGCGGTCAAGGTTAGCAGATACCTTGTCACGCGCCGCCTGAGCGTTGTTGACAGCGACAGTCTGGTCGTTGACCGCCTTCGTTGCCGCGTCAACCTTGTCCTGGTACTTGCCGATGTCGGTCTGAGCCTGCTGGATCCCGGCCATGATGACATCGAAAGGCATCTCCTGCATCGCGTTGGAGGCTGCCTCGATCTGGCGCGTCAGTGGATCGAACTGCAGGCTATTCGTGAGGTCGAGCCGCTCGCCCTCGCGCTGCAGTGCATCCAGCTGCTTCTGGAGGTCGTCGATCGGCTTCGTGGCGTCCTGGGTTGCCTGTTGCTGCGCCTGCAGACCAGCGATCTGCTGGTCGTAGGTGGCGAGGATATCGCTACCTGCACCAGCCGAACGCAGGTTTGCCTGCTCGCCCTTGAGGTTCTCGATGTCGCCCTGGAGTGCCGCGTAACGGGCCCGCAAGTCGTCAATCGGACCTACAGCGTCCTCCATGTTCATCATCTCGAGGCGAAGCTTCTTCTGTGCCTGCTCGTTCGAGAAGATCGCATCCGACATAGCCTTCATGCCGGTGATGGGAGTCTGCGACCAGTTCGCTAGCGCCGTCTGCGAATCATCAAGCTTCTTCTGCCACTTGTCAAGCTTCGCCTGGAGATCGTCAAGCTTCTTCTGCTGCTTGTCCAGTTCGGCGTTGGCAGCGTCGAGCTTGTCCTTCCACCCCTGAACCACTGTCTCCTGACGCTTAACAGCAGCCTCGTAGGTATTCATCATGGCAGTCAGCTGCTTGAGGTCAGCGACGAGCGCATCGAACGCATGGAGCGCACCAGGGTCAACCTTGGCTACAGTCTTGCGATCCTGTGCCCGCTGTGCAGTGTCCATTCCGCCACGGAAGGCAGCGGTCGCCTGGCTGAACCTCTTGATGTCCTTGTAGGCCTTGTCGATCGGCCCGTGGATGGACGCGATGCTAGAGAACTCGTTACGAATGACCGCCATGCCAGCGCGTACGTTGTCTACCACGGAAGGCGAATGCCGAGCGAATGGGTTGAGGTAGGACAGCCACTCGTAGACCTGCTTCGCTGCTGTAGCAACGATGGTAACAACCGCCATGAGGGCGTTCTGAACTGCGTTGGGGAGCGAGTTGAAGGCCTTCTCGATGTAATCGACGGCTGCACCGAAGAAGTCCACAACCGGCTTGAACACCGCCACCCAGGCCGAACCCGAGTGCTGGAACCAGTTGACAAGATTGGTGAATGCCTGCTCGATCTGCCTGCGGAACACAACGATCAGCGCAACGGCCGCAGCAATCGCCAGTCCCCACGGACCGATGAGGAAGCGACCGATCGCCAGCCCTGTCTCTGCGATCCAGCCGACCAGCAGCTTGAGGTTCGCTCCGACCCACTTGATCGCGCTACTCATCTCACCGAAGAGCAGAGACGTTGCGCCGATCATCCTTGCTAGCGGACCAACAGCTGCGAGTGCAAGAAGCGCACTCATAATGAACATCTGGATCGTCGGATCGAGGTCCGAGAAGGCCTGTGCCAGTCGCTGGATCATGTTAGCCAGACCCAAGATAGCTGGAATCATCGGGATGATGATGTCAGCCATAGCGTTCTGCAACATGACCCAGGTACGCTCAAGTCGCTTCGGGTCGCTCTGAAGGACCTGGTTAAGCTCCTTCTGTGCTACCCGCATGTAGTCGGTCTGCTCGACGGCCTTGTTGGCCTTGTCGTAGTACGTCTCGAACTTCGAGTTCATCGAGTCCATGAGGATCTCGAACTTGTTGAGCTGGAAGCGAGATGCGACAAGGGCGGAGACTACGGCACGCTGGGGGCCTTCCAGCTTGCTGAACTGCTTTGCCATGATCTCGAGGCGCTGCGTTGCCGTAGCGCTCTTCCAGCTGGTGTCCGTGAGGTTGATGCCCATTTCCTTCAGGACATCTGCGGCTTCAGCGGTCGGCGAGAGCAGGCGAGAGAAGATCGTCTTGAGCGCGTTACCGGCTTGGGCAGCAGTACCAGCAGCTGGTACCAAAGCAGCCATCATCGCGCCGAGTTCCTTGACCGTGACTCCAGCGGCACGCGCAACGCCGGCTGTCCGGGAGAAGCCGTCCACCAGGTCGGCCAGTGACACACCGGTCTGGTTCTCGATGATGTTCAGCTGACCGATGACATCGGTGAGTTCTGACGTGCTGAGACGGTACTGCGCCTGGATAGCGATGAGAGCCTGAGTGGCCTTCGTCGAGTCCATCTCGCCGAGTACCATCGTCTTGAGCGTGAGCTCTGTACTCTTAGCGAGGGCTACACCGCTAACGCCGGCCTGTGCCCACGCTGCGCCGATCTCGATGACCTGCTTCTGCTGGACACCGTACTGCGCAGAAAGAGCCTCGAAGGCCTTCGAGAGTGCCTTGACCTCGTTGTTGATGGTCCTCTGCGACATGCCCAGGTCGCCATAGACCTTCTTCAGTCCAACCAGGGCCTTCTGGTTGTCCATGTAGAACTTTGTTGCTGCTCCTGCTGCCAGGAGAATAGGTATCGTGAAGTTGTACTGAAGCTGCCGACCTGCCCACTGGAGCTGACTGCCCCACTTCTTGAGTCCACCAACGCTTCTAGCGGTAGCAGCGTTGGCAGCATTGGAGGCAGTGTTGGTGGCTGCAAGTTCCGTGCGAAGACGCGCCAGCTCGGCTTCGAGAGCCTTGATCTGGGTCTGGGCCTGGGCGCTCAGCACCCGGACCTGAATGTTCATGTAGGCGTTCAGTTCGCGCCCCTAGTCAGACTTTAGAGTCCATGATGGGCCTCTAGTGCCCGACGAGTACAGACCATACAGCATCGGGGTCCACGCCCGCAAGCATGGACCCCGACACCGTAGTTAGCGACCCCTGCGACCAGCGACTCGTGACCCCGGCTTAGCGCTTCTGCCCATCTCGTGTTGGCGACGCTTCTCCTCTTCGCGCTGCTTCTTGCCACGCGCCTCGAAGATCAGGTTGCATTGACGAATGAACTCAGGGTGCTGGTCGTAGTACCCTCCGGCAACCGGCAAGCATGACCATCGAGTGTTCTCGCAGAACGTGAAGATGCGGAAGATCGTGCGAGCGTTCTCGACAGAGTCACCCTTGACGTAGGCGTCTACTTGCCGGAGGAGCTGTCTTCCCCCGCGTCGCGCTTCTCGATGCCCTCGCGAAGCTCGACGAGACGGTCGATCTCCTTGTTGATGTCCTCGACCGTCATGTCGGCCTGCATCCAGGGATTCGCCTTGCGAATCTCCATCTCCAGAGCATCGACCAGCTTGGGGTCAGCCTTCTGGAGCCACTGCTCGAACAGGTCCCCCTTGGAACCGATCGAGAAGGGCGCGTCCTCCCAGCCGCTGCCGTCACGGGTCCTGCGCTTGAGCGTCCAGCCGGTGACGCTGGCCTCCAGGAGAGCCAGCCGCTCTGCAGCCGGGTCCGCGCCGATCTTCGCGTCGCCAGTCTGGCGAACGACGGTGATGTCGCGGTTGACCTTCGACTGGAACTTCGAGCGGTCACCCTCGTTCATCACTCGGAAGTAGATGAACTGATCCTTCGCCTTCGGGTTGCTCTTGGGGAGCACGAAGGTCTTGATGTCCTCGAACCCGAAGTAGTCCTCGAAGACCTCTTCGGTGAGGTCAACCTGGGGATCGGGAATGGTCTGTGGCTCGGTCATGTTCTGTGACCCTCTCGTGGTCGATGGTGAACTTGAGGTTGTACGGCGCGGCTCCAGCTGCGTTAAGAACAGCTGGAGCCACGCCGGGGTACTGCGGGTGAAACTAGGCGATGGTCGCCTTGGCGCTCTTGACGACAACCGTGCAGATCGGCGTCGCCGCGACAGGACGGAGGGCCTGCCCGTCGATGTCCGACTCGATGATGTCGTCACCGCTGGCCGCGAGGGCGTACGGCGTGAGTGCGAACTGCGGGATGGTGATGGTGACAGATCCCTTGGTCGGCGGAATGCCAGACACGATGTCCTCGTAGGTCGTCATGGTGATGACCAGGGCGCTCTTGGTGGTGACACCACCAGGAGCAGTGGCCGACGAGACACCGTAGACCGCCTGGCGCCAGAGCGCCGAGGAGGACTCGCGGATGCCGAACGTCGCCGTGATCTCACGCCGCTTGGGCGTCAGGTCGCCGATGTAGAACGATCCGAGTCGGTAGTCGTCATCCTCGAAGTTGTTGGCAACGTCGAGGCTGAACGACTTGGCCGGCAAGCTGACCGCGTTGTAGGTGACCGTGATGTTGGTACCCACGATCATCGGCGAGTTGTCCCAGACGGGCGCTGCCGTCGGGGTCGCGCCAGCGATCTGCTTCGCAGCGATGATGCCTGCGGTACCCATCAGGTACCCGTTGGCCTCCGCTTCCAGGTGGAAGCTGTTGACCACACCATCGGTGTAGTTGTACGTCTCCAGCCCTGCGCCGATCTTCTCTTCGATCGACAGGTAGGGAAGCTGAGCGGTGTCCACCGGGGTGATGGTGTGAGTCGTCACACCAGTAGTGGTCACCGATGCAGCCGTCCCCAGGCAAGCCTTGAGGAGGGTGGGGAGCGCCTCGAGACGAGTGTAGAACTCGTAGTCGCCGCTCCAGGACACGGCACCGAGGTAGGCATCGACAACGTCTCGCCCACCACCGATCTCCGGGTCGGGGATCATCAGCTCACGGGAGGGGCCGAGCGACCCGCCCCGAAGCTTCATCGCTACACCGGTTGTGCCAGTGTCGGCGTTGTAGGTGCCCTGCACGGTCTGCGTGCGCAGGACGACCTGACCAGCCTGGGACGAGTAGCCCATCAGTCAGCTCCTTAGCTCTTGGTGGTGGTGTCGGTGGGCTGCTTGGCCTCGGCCTCGGCCTGTGCCTGCGCCTCGCGCTCGGCCTCCTGAGCAGCGACCAGGTCCTCCTGGCCCTTGCCCTGTGCCAGGGCCCGCTCCATGTCGGCCTTGGCGGCGGCGAGTGGACCCTCGGCACCACCCTTGACTGATGCGGCCTTGGCGGTGCGAGCCGCCTCGGCAAGAGCTGCGTCCAGCCGGGCCTCTTCGGCGCGAAGCTGGGCAGCGACGATGTCGTTGCTCTGCTCCGCCTCGCGGGCCGTTCGCTGGGCCTCGGCCGTCGCGAGCTTCTCCCGCTTCTTCTCGATGCTCTTCTTGAGCGTGTCCAGCTCGTTGTCGGTGGTCGGCACTAGGTTGTCTCCGTCTCTAGCCAGAACTCGGTGTTGGACAGGTAGATGAACTCTTCGTTCAGCTCGTTACTGAAGTACCGGCTCAGCCGAACTTCCCAGCGTCGAGTGCGTTCTGTCGCTCCGAACTCGTCAGTGATGACCAGCGAGGACAACCCTACCCGGAGGGCCGCGTCCCGGTACAGCATTGACCGAATCATCTTCGTTAGCACGGAGTGAACGGCAAGTCCGTTTTCCTCATTGGCTGAGCGAATGAACGCCTGCACAGTAATGAGGTAGTTCTGAATGGTTGGCTCTGCTGGTCCCTGCTCCTGACCTTTCATCTCGTACGAATTCTCGTTCGGAGTCCAGGTTGCCGCAGTCACGCCAACCGTCTGTGCAGGGTCGATGTCTCGAACAGGCCTCTTCATCACAGCGAGGTCAGCGTCGATGTACTGAATCCTCGTAGCAAGAAGGTCAATGACGTTGTTGGGAAAGTACGGCGTAGCAGCAGTAATGCTCATCGAGCATCACCCTGGATATGCCGACCGATCATCACAAGAACAGTCTGCATGTCCGTCTCGTTCATCCCGAGTACCGGACGAGCAGGGGTGCGTGGGTTCGCACGACCCTGCTGGGCAGTCTTCATCTTCTCGGTCAGTGCTTTTCCACCTCGCCCTTCCGACTTGCGGGAGGGGTAGTAGAGAGTTGCACCAAGACTGTGTGGAACCACATCTTCAAACGAACTCTGAGTGATGTACTCACGCATCTGCCCTGTTCGTACGTTGATGGGAGAAGCTGGGCCAACTCCCCACTGCGCGTTGTTGGCACGGATCTCCTGCGTCGCGGGAGCAAGAGGACTCCAGCGACCCACAACGTCGTCACCCTCACCTTCATAGCGCCGACGAGCACGCTCCTGAAGGTAGGGTCCAACCTGACCAGTGAGCATCGCGGCCACGGACAGGGGGTTCATGGCTGTGTCGAGACGCTCCAGCATGGCCCTTACGCCGGAGTCGTTGCCGACAATCTCAATGTCAATCCAGCCGACAGGCGATTCTGCCATTAGCGTACGAGTCCAGTCCCCGAGGCGTCGAGGGGGTAGTAGACATAGTACGGGTTGGCGATTCTGTCGTAGAACGCCTCGACGTTGCTTTCGGCGTCCAGGTTGTTGATCAGGGGAACGGTTACTCGCGCAACTGGAGCGGCTTCACCGAGGCCTGGGGTCACCTCGCCGTCAGTGAGGGTGAGCCCAGGAAGAATGACGGTTCCGTCGGCAATCGCATACAGGGAGGCGAGAACTTCCTCGACCATCGCGTTGCCGTAAGCGTTGAGCTGCTGATCTTCCTGCAGGGCCGTGAGCGCCTGAATGAAGCGTCCCGTGGCCAGGAAGGCATTGAGCCGCTTCAGGAGAAGGCGAACGGGACGAGGCGTGGAGCCGCCCTCGGTAACGTCAATCGGCGTGGTGTACCTGTAGCCGATGATGCTGTCGATCTCGTCTGCCGCGTCAGAGGTGTACTTGGCAGGATCCAGCGTCGCTGAAGCAGGCCCCACGTCGGGGATCTTCATGTCTACTGGATCTGAGTACGCCACCGTTCGCCTTCTCGCTGAAGCTTCGTGGTGCTAGGACTTGTCGGAGCTGGACGACGCCGCCGTCTTCTTGGCGGCAGGCGTGTCCTTGGCCTCGACGAGCTGGTCGCCACCGGTCTTCGGGGTGGAGGCCTTGTTGGCGGTGGAGCCGCCGACCTCGTCCGACTGCTCGACCAGCTTCGCCTGCTCGTCGTAGACCTTCTTGCGGTCCACCGTCTCCGCCGTCCAGTCCTCGCCGCTCGTCGCGGAGTAGACCAGCTCGGCATTGGAGCCGCCGCCCAGCGTCGGGTTGGACTCGACGGGACCGTTGCTGCCGACGGCGCTGCCCTTACGGGCCAGCTCCTCGGCATCGGCCTCGGGTCCTTCCTCGGCGTTGAGCGGCTTCTGCGTGTCGTCCGAGTACGTCATGTACTCCGGCGACACGCCGACGTACGCCGAGGTGTCGTTCCCCTCGACCGCGTACGGCGCGTAGACCTGCTCGGGATCGCGGACTGCGTCCTCGGACTCGACCGGCCCATCGGGCGTGGAGAGGTCCGACTTGAAGTCCTTCTCGAGACGCTGCTCCAGGTCCCTCTGCGAGGTGGGTCGGTTGTCATCGACCTCATCCGCCTCGCCGAAGTGGACACCCGGAGTCAGGCTGTCCTTGTTCTCCTCAGCCATGAGCTGATTTCTCCTGTCTCGCTTGGGTGTGCCTGGAGACGGCTTAGAGCACCGTCATGGTGTAGGTGTACTCCATGTAGGGGAACACCGGGAAGGCCTTGACGCCCGAACCGCGGACGTGAACCCACGGGTCGCGCTTCTCGTCCTCCCACTCGTAGAAGCCGCTCTCCCAGTTGCCCTCGGGGTGAGGCGCGGAGAGCGTCTTGGCGAACCCGATCTCGGTGTCGTCGATCTCCCCCAGATCACCCTCGGTGGGCAGGAAGAAGATCTTGTTGTCCGACAGGAACCGGTTGTTCGTCCAGACCGTCGAGCCGACCGGACGAGTCCGGTACACGCTGTCGTAGACCTGGAAGTTCACGCCGGTCGCTGCCGAGATCATCTCGACGGCGCGGGCCGCGTCGAAGTTCGGCATCAGGTACCGCATGTCGATCGGACTCGACGGCGTGCCGCCGACGACCAGACCGGTCAGCGCGGTGAACTTCGCCGACTTCCACAGGGAGTTGAAGACCCGCAGCGAGGTGATCGCTCGCTTGAGCCTTACCCCGTAAGTGGCGAACATCATGTCGTTCATCGCGTTGATGTCGCCGATGGGGTCGTGAGTCGTCGAGTTGTACAGACCCGAGGCCGGCGCCTGGTTTTGCTGACCGGCGGGACGCCCGTAGCTGACGGTGAACTTGATCTTGCCGTCGTTGTAGGTGATGCCACCCGTCTCGATCGACTGCATGATCAGCCACTCGATGCGGTTGTCGAGCTTCCGACGGCGCAGTGCGTCGTGACGGGCGATCCGGCGCTCGAAGTCGGCCTGCGTACGACCGACGAAGTTGAGCTGGAGGCCCTCGAGGACGCCGCCGACCTTCTGCTGGAGGATGAGGAACTCGCGGTAGCGGGTCACGTCGGAGGCGGTGTACTTGTCCTTGAGGGACCAGTCGATCACCGCGGCGCGGCCCGAGCCGTAGGTCAGCTCGTCCTTCTGGGCCAGCTCGGCCTCGGCGTCCTCGGCGCGAGCCGGAGCCAGGCCGTCCTGGACGCCACCCTTGATGTAGTCGAAGATCACGTCGTCGGTCGCCACGTCGAGGAACGGCGCGATGGACAGACCGATGTGATCCATCGGAGGCTGCTTCTCACGGATGGAACCGAGAGAAACCTCCTTGCGGACGAGACGGTCGAGTGCGGTTGCCATGTGTCTCGCCCTTTCTCAGTGGAACATGATGTCGAGGGTCTTGGAAGACCGCATCGCATCTGCTGTCGTGTTGGTCAGGACCAGCTCGGCTCCTGCGGAGTCAAGCTCGATGCACCAGCCCTGCACGGCAGTGCACTCGTACGCGACGGAGACTTCCACGTCACGCTCGATGAGCTGCCAGGGGAGGAAGGTGACCTCCAGGCCGACGATGTTGGTGAGGGTCTGGCGACCATCGGTGGCAAGCGCCTGGAACGGGCCGATCTTGCCGGCGTCGCCTCCGGACGTGATCTTTGCCATGACGGTGCCAGGCTTGAGGATCTTCTGACCGGCGTTGCCGTCGATCGTCCTCGCGGGCACGGTGGAGGCAGCGACTGTGTAGCTCTCGGTCTTGACATCCTGCGTACTCCGCAGGAACTCGTTGCGACCGAAGGGCGTACCGACGCTGCCGCCCTTGACGAAGGTGCTCATTTCTGAGTGTCCCCTTGCCTAGACGGAGTCGGTTGCGTTGTGCTTGACGAGGACCGCCCAGGAGGCAGTCTTCTCCAGGTTCTCCTGGGACATGTTGGCCAGACGGTGCTGGCGAACAATGTCCTTGGCGTTCTGGAGTTCGACGGCTGCCGGGTCGGCCTCCGTCGTCCCGTCGTGGTTCGTGCTTCCGGCCGCGTGCTGACCGAACACAGGCACGGGCGGGGCGTCCTGCCACGAGGCGACCCACTGCGTGTACTGCACGTCCGTCAGGCCGAGGGCGAACGTCTCGGTCGCCTCGACCTGGGTAGCCGCGATCTTCTTGTCGTCGCAGAGGTTCTTGACGAAGCTCTTGCGACCCGCCTCGAGCGTCTCCTTGCGGAAGTTCTCGAGGGAGTTGACGTGGTTCTGGACCGCTGTGGGGTCCTGAACCAGGGTGCCGTTCACCAGGACGCCCGCGAACTGCGCGGTCGGCGTCGGACTGGTAGCACCACCGGGCGTACCGGCAGGCGGGTTGGTGCTGGCGTCGGCGGGCTCGCCCTTGCTGCCTTCGGTGGTCTTGGCGTCCGGGTCGGTGTCAGGCGAGCCTGTGCCTGGGTCCTCCGGAGTGCCCGAACCGGGCTGGTTCGGAGGAGTAGCGGCGGGCGTTGCCGGAGTGCCCGACGCGCCTTCGCCGCCCTGGTTCTTGGTGGTACCACTCACGGGGGCCTCCTTGGCCGTGTTCTTGAGGATCGTCTGCCTGACGTGCTCGGGGGATGGTGCCTTGTCTCGACCTGCGTAGTTGAAGAACGACAGGTCCCAGTTGTTCTTCGCTTCCTCGGCATCGGCAGGAGTCTCTCCGACAACCTCGTCGGCCAAGCCTGCATCGACCGCTTCCTGGCCGGTGTACCACGTCTCGGCCTGCATGAAGGCTCGCCAGGTACCGACGTCTCCACCCGCACGCTGCGCGTAGATGTCTGCGATGTTGTTCGACATGCGGTCGAGGAGAACCGCAGTCTCACGCATGTCCGCAGCGTTGCCCAGGCAGATGCCCATTCCGTCGTGGATCATCATGGTCGCGTTGCGGGACATCTGGACGACGTCTCCGGCCTGGGCGATGAAGCTGGCAGCTGAGGCGGCGAGCGCATCCACGGTGACCGTGACCTCAGCCGGGTGCTGCTTGAGCGCGTTGTAAATGGCGATGCCGTCGAAGATCGCACCACCAGGCGAGTTGACGTGGACCGTGATCTTCTTGCTGTCCACCTCGCGGAGCTGATCGACGAAGTCCTGGGCAGTCACGCCCCAGAACCCGATCTCGTCGTAGATGTAGATGTCGGTCTTGTCCGAGCCCTTTTTGTTCTCGAACTTGAACCACGACTTGGTCGAGTCGGTACGCATGGTGAGGTGTTCCCGGCCCCGAGCAGTCAGCCCTCGGGCTGTGATCTGATCGAGGGGAACGACCCCAGCGGCAGTGCTTCGTCGGCTCATGTTGTCCGGTACCTTACGGGTCGGGCGCGCAACGGCGCAAGCATGGACGGGTTCACGTTCCGACGGCAAGGGAAGGTGGATCAGGGTCCTCCACCAGTACCGCCGTGTTGTTTGACCTGATTACAACAGTGTGCCAGCGAAGGCACTCGCGACACCGCATCTTCACGGTGCCGCCCTTGAAGATCAACTCGCCGAACACTCGCGTCTGCTTGTAGATACGGACGTGAATGTAGATCTCACTCTTCTCGTCAAGCCCGTAGACCGCGAGAAGAGGCTCGGTGCGACAGAAGCACCGAAGATCGTGTGAAGACTTACGCCGTGGCAAGCGAGGCTGCCGTGGTGTCGAGAGCCTTGTCGAAGAGGTTGAACAGTTCGTCGGATGAGGAGAACTCGTCTGCGATGGGCATGACATCTTCCAGCCAGCGGTCCATCTTGTCATAGAGCGCCGCCGTGTTCTCACGAGCGCTCGAGACACCGTCGGCTGCCATCGCCTTTTCCATGCGATTGCGGTATCCCATGTTGATCTTGCCGGTGTTCTTGCCGTCAAAGGCGTTCACGATCTGCGGACGCACGCGGGTCTTTATCTCCCGTAGGGTCGCAGCCGTCATGGACGAAAGGATGTTGCTACCACCGGCCCCCGAGGCCGGTCCGTTGCCGTCTCCCCCGCCAGAACCTGCTCCATCGCCGCCTCCGGTGTCCGGGCCGGTCCCTGGTGTGGCGTCTGGTGCTGTGGTCTGTCTGACCTCCTTGAGCGTCATGCCAGACATCTGGCCGAGCTCGTCAAGATCGAGCTTGATCTTGTTGGACTTCAGTAGCGCCTGGATGAGCGCAGAGATCATGTCCGCGTTCGTGTTGCCCATCTTGCGAAAGACGATCTTCGGCGAAGGCGCCTTGGGGCTGAAGTTGAAGTCAGTCATCTTGCGCAGCAGGTACTGGTTGATGTACTGAGCGCGGTCGTCGTTCATCGCGTTCAGCATCCACTGGTAGACCTGCAGGTGGCCGACGCCGAGGTTGTAGCTGCCAACATCAGCTGTACGGAGGAGCAGGATCGGCGTGAACAGACCGATCGAGATCTCTTCATCCAGCCGCGTCATGTACCGTTCGAAGTCCGCGCCGCGCATCTGCGACTCGAGGTACTCCATGTTGTAGTCGAACGACGGCTTGCCGTTCTCGTCCTGCGTGCGGTCGTTCGGCAGCACGACAACGGAGCGGTTGCGGAGCTGCTGAAGCAGGTTCAGCATGAAGGTATTACCGCGAACCGGCGTACCGTCGATGTCGATCTCTTCATCGAAAGGCGCACGACCGATGGGAGTCGGCTCACCGAAGCGCTCGTAGTACCTGTTTGCGAACAGGTGAACCAGGATCGAGAAGAACCAGCTCGTGAACGCTGGACGGAGCAACTTGCGACCGTAGTAGTCGCCGTTCTCCATCAGGAGCGGGTACCACAAGGTGTTATCGACCGGAATCGGCCAGCCGGGGGTTGCCTGGTGCTTGATGCCGTCGTAGATCTTGAACTTCGGCTTCAACCGACCGGGGGGAGCCCAGCCTTCGACCTCTTTCCAGTTGACTCGACACTCTTCGGGAACGAGATCCTTGACCTTGGACAGGTCAATCGACCTGGTGTCGTAATTGTTGTCCCACTCCAGCGCCATAGGCGAGTAGCCAGCCCAGTTTGCAGTCGCCAAACCGCGGTTGAGCTTGGTCCAGTTCTCGCGGAGCTGGTCCTCGCAGAACGACGTGATCTTCTTGTCGTCACCAACGAGGTGCCAGTCGCTTTGGTGCTGCAAGAACGACAGCACCGCCAGTGAAGCGTTGACCTGGTAGTGGTCACGCATCGACCGGAAGTCTTCGAGTGTCAGCTTGCTGAGGTCGAACTGCACGACCCCGCCGCCAGGGAGTGTGGAGAAGACGATGTCTCGTCCCGACCACGCACCGAACGCTGGGCCAGTCTTGGGAGGATCGGCCTTGGTGTTCCTGAACATCTCACTGCTGATGGGCCGACCATTCGGTCCCAGCAAGCTACTTGACAACTTGTCACCATTCCCGTCGAGGCTGCAGTCTCGGAGGAACCGAAAGGCCAAACGAGCCGCCACCACTCATCGGTGGAACGGGAGCCTTAAGTCCCGCTGGCAGTGCTGCGCTCAGACCTTCGAGTCCTACTTCCTGGAGGCTATCCTGGCGATTGGCCGGGTTACCGATGGACGTTACACCCTTACGGTATTGCCGGTCACCCATGAGCGTAGACACGACCCCGGCCATAGCGTCGGCTACGTCTTTCGAGCCTCCTTCGGGGTGGTCTACCTTCTTGCCGTCGTGAGACAGCTCCATGAGTTCCTTCACAGCAATCTCGACTCGACGGTCATCACCGGCGTTGAGATAAGTGACGTACTCAGGGAACTCCACTCGCCGCTCGTAGATAGCTTCCCGCAGATCTTCGTAAGGAAGTGTGTTCTTGTCTACCGAGAGGTAATCGACGGTGAACTTCTTCTTGCGGAGTTGCTGCATCGTGTCAGTGGACTGGAAACCATCCAGCGTCACCGTCTTGAGACGGAAACGCAAGTCGTCACGAAGCGTGTAGATGATCTGGCGAACCTCCGACAGCATGATCTCCGTGCCTGGCATGGCGTGGATTCTCATGAGGAAGTCGAAGACGATGTAGGGCTTCTTCTCTTCGTCGATCTCCACGATCGAGTCAACATAGCCCATCGCTATGCCGCACGCATCTCCGTCGCCACTGATGGCGATGTCGATGTGTGCAGCACGCTTCCGAGGATCGTATCTGTCTACGTTGGTGAACCAGGGTCGGAACTTCGGTCGAGTTGTCCGGTCATCAACTGGAGACTCTCCACCGACACCCGCCATGCGAGCCTTCCACCGATCCCTGGCTTCCTCAATCCTGTCCACCAGGGAGATAAACGGATCAGAGACTGCTGGCGGTATGCCAGCAAGGTCCCGTAGCGCTTTCTCCGGGTTGTTCTGGAAACTCTTGATGTAGACACGAGGTACCTCGATCAGGTGTTCGGGGTGATCGACAAGCGCAGCAAGCTCTTTGGTGATGACTGCCTTGCGCTTGGTGTCGTAGAAGAAGCTGTCGCGCTCGCCGTCCTCGTTGAGGAACTTATCCCACCCCAGAGACTCCCAGATAGCTTGGCGAATTACTGTTGCCTCGGGATCGCCCTTTAGCTCGTTGTACTTACGAGCCGCGAAGCCGCTGTTCTTCTTCATCTGGCCGATGAGGATGATCAGGCCCTTGTTGCCGAACCGGGACTCGATGCGAGAGTTGATCGTATCGAAGCCTACGTCGGCGTAGTCCTTGTCCTTGGTGACCTTGTGGCTATCCATCTCATCGAGGATGCCGCCCAAGATGTTGTAACCTTCGAAGGTCGTCTCAGACGAGTCACCAGGAATGATCCAGATGTCCTTGGGGAACCTGATCTGCTTCGAGTACTTGTCATCGTACGGTGCGTTCTGCAGGAACCAGGGCGAGTGCTTGATGCGAGCGAAGATGTCACCGAACACGACTTCGAGGGCCTGCTTCTCGGAAGTTGACATCTGCATGAAGGCGATGCGCGAGCCGTCCATCAGGTTGAAGTAGTCCTGTGGATTCTTGAGACACAGAACCCAGTGAGCCATGTACGGCAGTGCGATCGAAGCGAACGTCGTCTTGCCGATGCCGATAGCGCCAGTCACCATCGCGTAGCGCACGCGGCTGAGGATGTCGCCCGACACTTCGTCACCGAAGATGTCGATGAGCGCATCCCTCAAGCCAGGCCGAACCTTGCCTTCGATGTTGAGGTAATCAGCACCAAAGAACTCCAGCATCGTGGCCGGGCGCTGTTCGAAGTGCGGATTGTCGTTGAGCCACTTTACCTCGGCTGCAATCCGGTCGTAGTCAGGGTCAGCCACCGTGGCACCTGTCACAAACCATCTCGCCGGTCAACGTTCTCCTCAGAAACTGGTCCTTGCACGAGCCGCAGATGGGGGGCACGGAATCTCGACGGATGCACGGATTGAGGCGTTGTGATTCCGAACTCCTCGAGGATCTCGTAATAGTGCCTTTTGTCGTGGACCCAGAGCTGGTACTCGTCAAGGTTCTTCTCCCCGCACCCTAGACACTGACGACTATGCGGTCTGCTCGCCACGCTCTATCTCTCCCGGAATGGTTCGGTGAGACTGCTGTGGCGTCATCTGCCCAAGCAGCTGCTTTACCATGTCGGGAGTGATCTCGTTGCGAGGAACACCGCGAGCCTCAAGCTCACGATAGATCGCCGCGATTGCCTGCTGTGGTGTAATCTGAACAGATGCCTGCCCACCTGCTCCCACGTTCACCTGTACGCCCGGTGCCCGAAGGCTCGGGTCGATCAGCTTCGCCAGCTTGCTGCCCTGATCGAACAGCACGCTGAGCATCTTCGTGACCTTGTCGTCAACATCGCCGTCGATCTCTTCGATCTGAATGGCGCGCTCGGTTCGACGAGCTTGCATTCTCGTGATCTCCGAGAGCCCCTCCATGATGAGGCCGCTGTCACGGGTCTGGAAGTGTGTTGCGAGTTCTCGGGACTCAGACTCGGGCAAGCTACACACCGCCCCTTCTCGGTAGTGCTTGCAAGTACCGGACAAACTGCAGGTGTCGCAGGCGAACTTGTCGCCTTCCTTCGGCTTGATGATCGGCAGGCTAAAGCCGTGTACCGTTTCGGCAGGCCGGTGAGCAACCTCGGACGAAACGATGTCGGGAGTAGCGTTTCCGCCTCTCACCTTCACGTTGATCAGCTCTGTGTAGTGCTTTCCAGCCCAGATCGCTGCCTTGATGTTGTAGATGCAGCGGTTCCGAGGGACCGCCAAGTCCCCAGGAGTGAAGCCCATCGCTGTGACCCACTGAGCGTGCGACTGGACCTTCTCGAACTTCGCCTCGCCACCGCTGGGAAGGTGAACCTTGCCCTTCTGTGCAGCAGTACGAGGCTCCACGTCGGCAGCACCCAGACCTAGTCCGAAGGCTGCTCTGTATCCGTAGAGGCCGTGGATATGGACGATGCAGTCCGGGTAGTCCTCTTGGAGGATCTTGAGATTGCGGAGGAACTGACGCCCTGGGCCCGAACTCGAGTTGGGGGGCTCGACGACGACAACTCGGTGCTCTTGACCGAATACAGGTCGCTCGTCTTTTGGGATCGAGGTGTCAAAGCAAACCTCCTTGTTCTCACCGAGCGGCTCGGAGACAATCTCCTCCAGCATCGCCCAGTCTTCGCCGTAAGCCCACGTCGGGTAGACCGCCACAGGATCGTCAGAACCGGGACGGTACTCGGCGGTACCCTGCGAACCGACAGTCAGGAGCCGGTAGCTCAGGCCTGCACCATAGTACAGTGCGGCCCACTTCTGAACGTCGATGTTCCGCTTGATGAGGTAGCCTCGATCGAAGCAGATGTTTCCCTGAGCACACTCCACCAGCTCCCGGACGTAGTTGTCCGGGTTCCGAAACCAGACTTCGGTGCCCATAGCGCACAGCATAGGCACACGTCCCTATGCCGCGTCAAGCAGCGTCGCCCGCCGACTCCGACATCGGCGGGCGACAGGTGCCAAAGGGGCACGCTCTTCCGGCGCTCGCGATGGTAGCACTAGCCTGACGGTCCGTCAATATCCCTCCGCTTGCCCGCGTGGCCGGGAGGGGATAGGGTGGTCCCCTACGCGCTATCCGGCCCGCTCCTCCGACTCTCGAGCGGTAAACGCATGGGGGCTTACTTGTCTGACCCGAACGTTATTGCAAACCTGTTCGCCGCGAAGTTCATCGCAAGGCCAGACGTCAAGGCGATACAGCAGACAACGGGCATCTGGACGCCCCACGAAACGGGTCCACAGGGCAGTAAGACGAGATTGCCCTGGACGCGAGAAGATCTTCTGGCTCACCTGGACGGTAGCCGCTCCTTCGGTCACTACCTGCTGAACACTGACGACACCGTCAAGCTGTTCGCCTTCGACATCGACCTAGAGAAGGACGGCGACCCCGAGAAGGAGTCGGACCCCTACCGAGGCACTTATGTACCTGATTTTCAAGACGCCAATGATAATCCGACCATCGAGTACGCCGATGCCAGAGCGTCCTGGAAAGATCGAAGCCACCCTGGTAGGGCTTGGTACAAGTTCCAGCTCAAGATGGTGGCTTCTCTCCTCGCCAAGTATGTCCACGATGAGCTTGATCTGCCTGTAGCCGTCGCGTACTCCGGAGGTAAGGGTGTTCACGTCTACGGCTTCACTGGACGGATACCTGCTCGTGACGCACGAGACGGAGCCAGAATCGTACTCGATGCGCTCGGCGGTTGGGCACCTGCTCGGGGAGACAACTTCTATCGCTCTATCGACCGCGATCCGATCAGCGGTTATCCTAACCTGTCAATCGAGGTATTTCCTAAGCAGGACAGCCTCGGTGGCAAGGATCTTGGGAACCTCATGCGACTTCCCCTGGGACGAAACCTGAAGTCCACTGATCCCACGTTCTTTATCGACATGCGAACGCCGATGGGCCAGATGGTTCCCTGCGATCCCGAGTGGGCACTGACTACAGCCACTCCCTGGACCGACTAACTGTGACTTCTAAGTTCGAGCAGAAGCTCGCTGAGCGGCGTGCTGCCGAAGAAGCCGCAAAGGCTGTTCCACCACCTCCTCCTCCCTCAACACCGTCAGATTTCGCCGATCTGACGCCAGAGGACCCCTACCAGCGATCACCCGAGGATCAAAGCCTTGACGAGGCAGTCAATCGCATCGGGATCATCGACGCTTACCGCAAGTGGATCAACAAGTCAGCGGTCAATCCAGCCGACAAGCGAACCGAAGGCATCAAGGTTAGCTGTCCGCTTCCCAGCCACCCAGACCGCGACCCGTCAGCTTGGCTCAACACTGACAAGAATACCTGGTTCTGTGGCGGTTGCCAGGAAGGTGGAGATCACTATGACCTCGCTGCAATCCACTTTGGCTACCAGCGGCCCGGTTACAAGTCCGGAGCAGACTTCCACAACCTCCGTCGGGACATGGCTCGCAGCTTCGGCTGGACTTTTGTCTCTCTACCTGGCGTCATGGCTCCTATTCCGGTCCCTCCTGAAGAGAGCCGAGAGAGTACTCCAGCAGATGAATCGGTAGACTCTCCCGTCGCCCCCGTCGTCTCGATCACAGGTGATGATGACGACGAGGAAGAAGAGATCGTCTTCCCGACGCTTGACTGGACGAACATCGTTGAGCCCAACACCTTCCTAGACGAGTACATGCGCGTCACCTGCATGGACGATATCCCGGAAGAGTACAACTTCTGGAACGGGATCATCGCCGTAGGTATGGCAATCGGTAAGGACGTGACTCTCTATGACCGCGTGCCGGTATATGGCAACCTGTTTGTGTGCCTCACTGGTCACACGGGGGACGGTAAGAGTCGATCCTTCAATCATCTCAAGACACTTATGCGTCGTGCGCTTCCTCATCGCTGGGATGATGCAACTTCAAAGGGAACGCACTGGATCAACACCCCAGCATCTGCGGAAGCGCTTATCCACGGTTTCAGTAAGCCAATCCCTGACCCCAGTAACCCCAAGTCCGTTGCTTACTATGCGCCTGTACGCGGCATCGTAGAGTTCAACGAACTCTCGGCGCTTGTAGGTCGCACGTCGCGTCAGGGCAACGTGATGAAGCCGACACTTATGGAGATGTACGACGTTCAGCAGGTCGTCTCCACAATCAGTATGACACACGGCAACAACCAGGCACACGATCCTTACTGCACCGTGTGGACGACGACCCAGCCCAGGGCGCTGAAGAAGCTCATCAACCAGGCCGACGCCGACTCCGGGTTCCTCAACCGCTGGGTGTTCGCCTCAGGCAAGCAGAAGCAGCGGTACGCGGTCGGCGGTATCCAGATCGACACGCACACCTGCGATCCACTGCTCGATAACCTGCGCGGCTGGATTATGATGGGCAAGCAGATCCAGTGGTCGGCAGAGGCCTTGGAACGGTTCAGTACGTTCTTCCACGAGCTGTTGCACCCCAAGCAGCAGGCAGACGAGTCCGGTCTGCTGACACGCATGGACCTCCTGATGAAGAAGCTGATCCTGCTTCTGTCAGCGAACGGTCACCACGACGTTGTCCCGGTTGAGATCGTGGACAAGGTCATCAAGATGTACCCGTACCTGATCGCTGCCTACGCGATTCCTGCCGCACAACTCGGATCAACTCTGATGAACGAATGTCAGGAGGAGATCGCACGTCACGTTCGACAGCTGACCGAGAAGGGTCGGCCCCCCTCACAGCGTGACTTGGTGATCCGCCTGAAGCGCAAGAAGTACCCACTCGACCTCGTGTCGAAAGTACTGAAGTACATGACAGAGTTGGGCGAGATCGAGCCGGTCATCTCCAAAGGCGTGGGACGGCCAACCGTGAGGTACAAGTATGTCATCTGAGGAGGTTCTAGCCTTGTTGGAACGTGTGCGCGCCGAACTTGAAGATGAGAAGTTCCTCAATCGCACCCACGGAACCAGGGCGACCTACGCGGAGGACTGTCATGGACCTCTGTGTCAGAAGTCCGAGCGCGACCGAGGCCGGCTGCGACACGAGATGCGCCAGCGCACAAAGGGCAAGACAGTCGTACGGCGTACCCGCACCGATGCTCAGGTGAAGTTTGACAACCTGCTTGATGAGATCATCCGCCAGCACCGACGCGATAGGGGCCTAGATGAGTTTCCAGCAGCCGGAGGACTGGAACCAGCGAGCAACGGTTCGTAAGAAGTCTGGTCATCAGATCCGCCTGTCGTTTGGACCCAAGGGGCATAGCCTGCAAGTCTCCTGCATCTGCATGAAGAGAGCCAGCAAGTTTACTGGCGACCTCGATCACGGCTTCGCGCCGATCGCAGAGATCGACTTCACCCAGGACCCGTGGGTGCCGTACACCTCGTTCCACAAGCTGATCGAGGTATCGGCCGAAGAATATCGACCGATACCTCGAGGTACAGCTGACCAGCTCTTCTAGCGACCCACCACGTCGCTGCCGAACAGGAAGATCAGCGCCAGCAGAACTGCGATGACGATGAGCACGAGCAAGTGGTTGTCTCGTTGTCCGTTCACGATACCTCCTCCCGTACCTCTCGAGATTGCCTCCCCGCAGCGAGGCGCGCTTCGTCAAGCTTGACTTGTCGCATCCTCTCCGCGTGAGCACCCGGCGTACCGTCGCAGATCTCTCTGTGCTTGTCGTAGACGTACTGCGCGGCAAACTGTCCCATGAAGGTGTAACCCATCCCGCAGGTACAGAACACCATGACGCCGACCTCGATTCCGAAGTCCAGCATCTTGCAGCCGAGTACTGTCGGCTTCTTCTTGTGCTCCCGGTCGGACTCCTGCGGTTCACCGGCCTCGATGGCTGTCGGAAACAACTCTCGTCGGCGCTGTGGTGACAGGAGACCCTTAGGGTCGAACTCTGTGACTCCGTTCGCTGCGATGTAGCAGGGGTGCGCCCTCATGTCGTCGTCAGCCGCGCCTTCGTCGGCGCGTGTCTCGCCAACATCGCCACAGTCGGAGCACTCGAACCGATACATCTTCACGGTTGGTGTTCCTCTCTATGGCTGGGATCGGGGAACGGGGGCGCCCCGTAGAGGGTGGGCTAGGCGAACGGTACGCGGGACCGCTGGTAGGTCGTGCCAGACAGCACAGGGGTCTGCGGGTAGGTGGGGTTCGGCATGGAGGTTCTGATCTGCTTCTGCCAGGCGTTGTAGGTGCCTGGGTTGGACGCCAGAGCCTGGCTGGCAAAGTAGGTGAACGCCCCGGTCGCGAGCCCGTTGATGTAGGCGTCGTAGGAGTACTCGTTGTCCAGGCAGCCCGCCAGCAGGGTGATCGACCGGAACAGTGATCTGGGCTTACTGTGGACCGGGTTGACGCGAGCCCGCATCGCGTTGGCAGGCATGAACCGAGGCTTCATGTCGAAGTCCGACTTCACGTTGCTGGGGACCTGCAGGAACTTGTCCACAGTCCCTGAGTGGCAGGAGTCCATAATCATCAGGACCCGCGTGCCGAGAGCTCGTGAGCCCAGGATGACCTGCAGCTCGTCATCGAACAGCATCCCCTTGTCGAAGCAGTCGATCGGACAGATCGCTTCATCCATGCCGTCCGCTTCGTCCCCACTGGTGTCTGGTGCGTTGGTGCCGTGACCAGAGTAGGTGAACACGAGCCTGTCGCCGTACTTCAGCGACTTCGTCATCGCCGTAAGAGCCTGAACGATCCCCTGGAAGGTCGCTGCCTCGTCCAGCAGCGGGGTCACCGTGTAGCCCTTGAGGCGCAGTACGTCCATCCAGGTCCGGGCGTCGTTCACACAGCCGTGAAGCTGGTTCTGTCCGCCGTAGTTATTGATCCCGACACAGAGTGCGATCTTCTTGCCTGACATGAGAGTTGTGCTCCTAACGCTTGTGGTCGAGCTTGCCGGTGAACTGCGTGCGTCGTGCTTCGTCGGTGGTCATCTCCCTCAGCGTGTAAGGGTTCTCGCCAGGCCCGTGGTTGGGCGCGTACGGGCGCTCCCCGTCGATCTGGAAGTTCTCCATCGCTTCGTGAACGAGGACGCTCGCGTACTGCTCGAACAGCCACCGCTGCCAGTTCTGGCGGTTCCACGTTGTGATCGGCACCGGGAAGAAGTGCTGCACAGCGTAGCCGCGCCCGCGCTCAGGGTGATACGTGTCGTACGTCAGAGTCACGATCACCAGTGTCAGCCCTGATGCTTCGCCCCGGCCGTGGTCGTCGTCTCGCTTGCGCTCTTGCAGCTCGACGTGCCAACCGGGTTCTAGCACGCACCCCTTCACGAGCTCTTCCAGCTCAGTCGGATAGGGTCCGACCTCTGTACGGGTCTTGATGTCCGTGACCTCAGACATCGCGCTTACCTCCGGCGTAGGGCTTCGCGTAGCCGCGAGCAAGCATGTCGTCTTGCAACGAGTTGTCGCCGGGACGGTCCATGATGTTAGGAGGCCAGATCCACGCGAGATATCTCCCGTACTTCTCCTTCTTGTCCTTGACCGTCCGAACGACAACCTGGTTGCCGAACTGCTCCAGCCACGCCACGACGTAATCACGAGCGAGGTGACCTTCGCTCGTACTCATCTCCGGAGCGTCGATCCCATCGAGCCGGATCGTCATATTGAGATGAGTGTCGCACCCCAGGTCGATATCGACGTGAAGAGTGTCCCCATCGACCACTCTGGTGACCTTGCCGGTGTATTCGTACATCAGTCCTCCGAAGAACGGCTGTTTCCCTCACGGTGCGCCATATCGGGCCGCAGTCTGCTGACCAGGCGTCTGTTGTGGGGCCAGCCTACTCCCATCCACGGACGAGCACAAGCGGACCCGTACCCCCCATATCGGGCGTCAAACATCGAAAGCAGTACGAGCATCAGAAACTTGCGGAGGGAGACTCAGAATTTTGATGACATTATGAATACACACGCTAGTCCTAGGACCAAAGTCGGTCGAATATTGATGCCGTGTCTTCAATATTCGGGATTATGAATACGGGTTTCGTAGACACCCAATTGTGCCCGTGACCTGCGGTTATTTTTGAAGACGGGATTATGAATACACCCGAATATTGAAGACACGCCCCCCCTTCTAACCTACGCATGGATAGCCCGATAGTAGCTACAGTCGTACTGGTACTCATGAAGTGGTAAGGATGCTACTACTAGCAACTCTGGGTGATGCTAGGGGTGTAGATGGTGTCCTCACAATGGGGTTTCCTAGATCATCATACGTTCTACCTGCTGTTATTTATGAATACAATATTGAAGACATAGTGAATACATACGAAGACATCTGCTCTAGAATGACTCACTTCCTCCTTCCTTATGGATGGGAACAGTGAAACATTCGGCAAGAACGCTTCAGTTCGTCAGTATTCCAGACAATAATACTAGCATCCCGAAATTGATCAGAATAGACTGTATAAGGCGTTTGGAAAAGTTTCTGCGCACCGAAAGTGGCAAGAGCGGCCGCACGCACCCCCCGGCCCGGATTTAGTTGAGTCTTCAACAGTCGTCATCGCAACGATCCTAGGCGACTTAGGGTAGCCTTACCTAACCCGATAGCGCACCCTATCGGGCCGCATCGGCTAAAAGATCTTGGAAACTGTCCGATTTGTCCGTTGACGACTAGTCGCATCCGTGGTTTGATTGTCCCATCGCACCACGGACCCGCCGGAATGGCCCGACGACTAGTCGGGCGCGCCGCGCCCCGTAGGTACGATCGCACCACCACAACTAGATAGATACGACTTTCGGTATTGACACGCGACGACTAGTCGTGTTAGTCTACCGTCGTAGTGCTATCCACACGATTCGTCGTAGTCGGATAGGGACTAGTCGTCATAGCGGGATCCATGCGGATCACCCCGACGACTAGTCGTCACTAGGTAGGCGTTACCGAATGGTCAACGAATCTAGTTGACAACTAGTCGCTAGGATGGTAGGTTAGTCCTAGCAACAACGGAACGGCGACTAGTCGCCCATCCATAGCGGGCCGCATGGCGGCACCCCGGATAACGACTAGTCTAGGCACTACGGTTCGCCCGTAGGTTAGTCCTAGGTGCCGAACCTAGTTAGACCGGTCGTTTGACAACGGCCGCTAGATAGGCTAGGCTAGTCCTAGCAACATAGAAACCGGCATCGACGACCGGTCATCATCGGATAGTGCCGACAAACTAGGCACTAGTCACACAGAAGAACTCTGTCTAGGTGAGTCCTAGATGCGTAGGGTTCCGACGATGCGACTAGTTACCGGGGCGATCCGGCCGGGTTGTGACCGATGACCATAGGTAGATCGACTTTGCGTAGGGTCGTGTCCTAGATCGTAGTGTGATCTAACGGACGACTAGTCGTGGACCACCATGACTAGCGGCTAGAACGTAGGGACGACTCTAGTGTGACCTATGGGCCCGCTACCTAATCGGGTAGCGACTAGGACAACTAGTCGCCACTAGATACGGCGGACAATCGCCTAGTTAGGTAGCGGGCTAGGACTTGACATCCTATCGGTTGCACGCTAGATTGGTCCTAGCAAACCTAATCCGATGACAACTAGTCGCCTAGACGGTTTGCATTAGTCACGAATCGACTCGCTACGCTTGCGTTATGCGACCTCGTGACTAGTGTTGACCCGCTAGACGGAGGTAAGTCATGTCCATCATTGTGACCCCAACAAAGTCACGCGTCTCCCATCGTTCCGGGCCCAAGGTGTCTGGAATGGAAGACGGGATGATCCGTACCCGTGACGAGGTGCGTTGCACGAATACGCCTTTGTTCCTCAAGGGTGACGTTCGGGCCGTGCCGGATCGCGAGTCCATCGCTACCGAACGGGCGAAGCTCGCCTACGACGAGGCCCGTGTACTCGCCTCGAAGTCGAAGGTCCACGTCGAGTGGATCATCACGGCTGACGGAGAAGGACTCTGCCCAGTCAGCTACGCCGTGGATCGCTACGGCAATCGGGACGCGCTCCCGAAGATCAAGAAGGGCTCAAAGTCGGGTTCGTCCCGATCGTCCGGGAAGTCTCGCTCCGTCAGCAACCGTAACGACTCGGTGGACGCGATGATCCGGGCGACCGGCTGGACTGGTCCGATCAACTCCATGATGCGAAAGGCTGCCCGCGAGGCGATCGCATTCCGTGCACAGGTCCGAGAGATGGGGAAGCCATGAGTCGCGTGGTGCGTCAGATCCAGAAGTCCAAGCGTTCCCGTCACGTCACGTCACCTCGTGGCATGGACAGGTTCGGGGTGACCCCTCGAATCGACTCGTGGCCCGACCACGGCGAACACTGCCGTTGCCCGATCCACGCCTAGAGCGTTTGCATTGAGCCTAGACTTGTGCTAGGCTTAGTGTTGACCCGCTAGACGGAGGTAAGTCGATGTGTACTGACTGCGGCAATTGCGATTGCCCCGACCCGAAGTGCCCGAGCCACTGCACCTGCGGAGGTAAGTGATGAAGCACCGTACTGCCACAACTGTCGTGATGCACGCGACAACGGCGATCCACCAACTGGGTGACATCTCTCGCCCGAACGAGGAGGACTTGCCCGCTGGGTATAACCTAGCGTGCATCTACCTCGACGCGGACGGCCAGCCGATCCTCGGCCACGACCCGAGGCATGGCCCGGTCTACGTCGGCAACTGGATCAGTGGACTCGGCTTCATCAACGTCCACTTCCCGGTCAGCGGTACTCGCCCGCTCTCGCCCATCGAGATCGAGTGGCTGGCTGACAAGTCGGTGTCGGTCTAATGGACACCGTACTCCGGCAACTCATTCGTGAGGCGCGTGCGGCTGCGTACCGTGCAGGCGTGCAAGAGCAGAAGTGGCACCGTACGAACACGGTCGCTCACGCCGAGTATCACCAGCATGTCCAGAAGCTGGTCAACTACCTGGACGAACACAACCTCTAGAGCGCTTGACTCCAGCATAGACTCGTGCTATGCTGGGGCTTGGCCCGCTAGACGGAGGTAACATCATGCAGACAGTCGGATCGCGTAATGCACGCGGCCTCGCCCTGCTAGACCAGAAGTATGACAACCTGTGGAAGGCGATCATCACCGCAGGCTGGAACGACGAGTCGTCCGGTGACGTGGAGGCCCCGTGCGGGTTCTTCACGATCACCAGCTACTCGCCCGCAGACGCGGCGGGATTCCAGGATCTCCTGAGCCACCAGGACTACGGCTCCGACTTCCAGCAACTGTTCACCGAGCTGGAAACCGGCTTCTACGTCACAACCGAGAACAGCCTCGGGATGATCTTCGTGTTCCACGTCCAGACAGAGGCCGAGGCCCGTGAATGGTATCGGCTCATGTCCAACGAGTACGTCGGCTGGGAGGATGCAGATGTTTGATACTCGCATCAGGCTGGATGACCCGATCATCGGCCACCTGCAAGCGCTCCCGACGTACTATGTCGGCCAGTGCATCATCGCCGACGGATTCGAAGAGACGTTCGGATACGTCGAGAGCTGTGCCGAGTCCGACCGGCTGACCGAGTGGCACCACGAGGTCGTCCGAGTCCTGCGCGAGTACTTCATGCTCAACGCGCACGTCGAGCAGGGTGACTCGCCCGGCTCGAACACCAACGTGAAGGTGATCTTCCCACCGGCACCCGGCCGGAACGACTGGGAGTATCTCTTCGTCGGCCTGTACTCCGGCACCGAAGGTGGTCTGTCTGGCACCGACTACGCCCGGCAGTACATCCAAGGTTACGACGAGATGGGTAACCCGATCGGCGACCCAACCCGGATCACCGAGAACGATCCCGCGATCGTGGCCAGACACGTCTCCCACGTTGTGGAAGCGACCTGGGCCTGGGTCAATCGATGCGGCTGACTCCACGCGCCTGGTACATCATCGGGATGATCGGCCTCACGCTGTTCTTCCTGTTCTGTGTCTGGGCGTATAACGACGGATCAGGCCGACACTTCTAGTGTGTTTGCCTGTGACATCATCCTCCCCCGATGGTGTCACGGGTTGGCAACCTAGGATGACCCGAACCGAACCTGCGCTTGACTTCGCGCCGATGATCGGGTAAGCTAGTTGCTAGCAGGTGATCGACCGGCCCGGATAGTCTACCGGGTAGGGAGATCGGGAAAGGACTTGACAACGGTAACCCGACCGCCTAGAGTCATTCCCAACGGCGCGACCGCCCGGTCGTGACCGAAGCGCCGACCCATATGGAGGTAGCAATCATGGCGCGACGTGACAAGAACACCCCGGACGAGGCCCCCGCGGCCGACTCCACCGAGGCCTCGGCCTCGACCGAGGCCGAGAAGGCCCCGGAGAAGCCGATCGACCTGACCGGCTTCGAGGCTGCCGTCACCACGGCAGTCAGCACCAAGGCCGACGACGGATCCCTGACCGAGGAGAACGTCGCCCCGGTCCAGGCCTCCTACCGGGAGCTGGACGGCACCAAGGCTCGCAACGCGGCCAAGAACCGCATGACCGAGCTGATGCGCGACGCGATGAACGCAAACGACATCTTCCTCGCGAAGGCGTACATGGCGCTGTCCGACCAGCTCACGGCGGCCAAGGCCAGCTCGGAGCCGAAGGCTCCGGCCGACCCGACCGAGGCGTACGTCCAGCGCGCCACCATCCTCGGCCTGGCCACCGCTCTCGTCGAGAGCACGGCGGGCGAGGGCGTGGACGTGACGGCCGCACAGGTCAACGTCGAGAAGAACGTCGGCGAGTTCACCGGCCAGGCGCAGGCGTACCTGTCCTGGGTCACCGGCGACGAGGCGACCCGAGGCGACGAGCCCGAGGCGACCCCCGTGGTCAAGGCCGCGGTCAAGCTCGCCCAGGGCAAGGCGGCTCGCGTCGGCACCGGTCGGACTGGTGGGACCTTCGACGGCCCGCGTCGGGACATCGGGAAGCACATCACCAGTGCGTTCTCGGGCGTCGAGTCCGGCGCGTTCCTGACGGTCGCCCAGATCCGTTCGGCGAAGTCGGACGAGTACGGCGACAACCCGCCCAGCGCCGGTGCGATCTCGGCCCGTCTCTTCCCGTCCAGCGGGAACTGCACGGTCGAGGGCATCACGCCGGGCATGAAGGACGGCATCCGAGGCGCCACCAAGGCGTGATCGGCCGCTGATGACGATGGGGCAGGTCTGGCATCCAGGCCTGCCCCATCTCGCTGACACAGATGAGTCACAACTCTTCAGACCCTCGAGGTAATCGTTGTGATTGCCCTTGGTGAACACTCGTAGGCCTGGCCGAGCCATGCTGACGCAATCGGCGACACAACCGAATAGACATACAGACTACCGCTTGACACGCCTTACGAGGTGATGGTAGGGTATGTCCTATCGCACAGCAAGACGCAACCTCCTGCCGGGGGTTGCTAACCAGGCAGGGGTCTAACCCCCGTGAGATCCCTGTCTGGCTAGGATTCCCCGGCACGACACACACGGCAGTTGATGTCAGTAAGCGCAGGGCTGAGAAGTGAGATCCCCGGCCCCTTGCCGAACCTCGTCTCCGGGCCAGTTCGTGTCGGGGAGTCCCTTGGGTTGACAGTCGCCCCACCGATAGACGCGAAGGTGTCACGTAAGACATCTTCCGGAGAACCGGTAACCTGTCACAGTAGTCTGCCCTGGTCGGGCAGAACGGATTACCGCAGCCGTACCGTGTAAAAGCCGGTGGTGGTCCCGACCAGGGCAGACCAACCCGACCCACTAAGACGTGGAGGTTCTGATGTCGCTCACCAAGATGCAGGTCGTCGCGCTGGTGCGAAAGATCACCGGTGAGGTGATCCGTCTGCCACTCGGACACGAGATCAACGGCTACGAGATCACGCCCGAGGCGGTGAAATTGGTCATCTCTACGGCCCGCGTGTCGTCCCTACGTCACGGCCTAAAGGTCACCCATCGCGGCTACGTCGGGCGGTTGTGGACCCGTGACGCGACCGGCCGCATGGTCGCCCAAGAACCGATCCGCATGGAGTGGAAGCTGGCCGAGCCCGAGCTGTTCGGCATGACGTCACCTCGGCCGTACGTCGAGGCCCTGGCGTCGGATGCCTGGGCGCGCCTGTGCTACCGGCCGGGCAACCACGCCCAGCCGATGGACGGCCCCAAGGGCAGTCATCCGAGCGTGCGCTGATGAAGTCCCTCATGCACACGCCGCTGGCGCAAGCAACCGGCGCTCTTCGTGAGCTGCTCATCGCACTCGCAGTGTCCTTCGAGGATGACAGTCGTCGTCCTTGTTGCGACGACCAGACCACACTCGACGAGTGGGCCTGGTCTGGCATCCTGGAGGAGGTTCGATGACCGAGCGCAGGCGTGACCAGCTACAGGACGTGTACTTCCACCTCGACGGCGTGAACGGCGGCACCTCGCGTATCGCCTGGTACGGCCAACTCCGTGCCGAGGAGTACACGCACGAGGAGGCGCTCGAGATGACCATCGAGAAGTTCCGCCTGACCGAGCAGCCCTGGTACCAGACACGTCTGGCCCAGCAGGCTGCCCGTGACGCCGCTCGCCCGCCGATCGACCTGACAAGGAGGCCGCAGTGACAACCACCGACATCAGCACACTGATGCTCGAAGTCCGATCCGGGATGCTCGACGATCGCCTGGACGAGATCGGCCGGTGGCTCAAGCTCCGCCGTGAGGCGATCGCTGCCGACAAGGCTGCACAGGTCGAGCCGGGCGACAAGGTCACCCTCCAGAACATCAGCCCGCAGTACCTCACCGGGTGCGTGGTCGAGATCACCGGCTTTGACGAGCCCTGGATCGTGACCAAGATGCGCTCGCACAGCGGGGGACGCAAGTACCCCCAAGACAGCACGCTCCGCATTCGCCGTTCTCACATCGGCGACATCTTCAAGAAGGGAGCCTGACATGGAGATCACGCCTCCCAAGAGCTTCTTCGTGATCGACTCGAAGGCCTACTGGCACGGTGACGACGGCTGGTACTCCTGCGACGTGGAGGACTTCCACAACGAGGAGACACCGTCAGGCAGCACCGAGACGATCATCCGGTGGGCCGATGCCGAGGTGATCGACCCGGACAACTGGGACAACTTCGCCGGTGTCCAGTGGCTGGTCCACAACACCAGTCCGTGGTTCAAGATCATGAACGAGTACGAGGAAGCGAAGCAGCGGCAGGAGCTGGCCCGCTTCGAGGAGCTGATCAACCAGACCTTCGGCGGCGTGCCGATCGGCAAGATCGACACGCTCGATGTCCTCGGGCACTGGGGAGTCCACTTCGAGATCGGTGGTCACTCGTGGGTCGTCTTCAGGACGCTCGACGTGGACACCGTCTACAACCTCGGCTGCCAGCTCACCTGCCAGGGCCTCGACGGACACGGTGACTGCGAGGACCAGTGGGCAACCCTGGTCAACGGCTACCACTACCGAGGCAGCCAGTCCGACATGTACGTCCAGCGTTTCGTCAAGGAGACTGTCACGGAGTTCATGCGTGACGGCTCCATCACCCGTCGCGAGTTCCCGGCCTACGGGAGTCGCGAGTACTTCGCCGCACAAGGGAGAACATCTTGAACATGCAAGCCGCAATCCAGCAGGCCTTCGCCTTCGAGCCCGAGGGCGGATTCCTGACCGTCGAGAACCTCGCTCGCATCATCACCGAGCAGGAGAAGCAGGCCGTCCACGCCGGGCAGGTCACCGCAGCGCTCTTCAACCTGCAGGGCTCCCGGATCGAGGGCGTGCGCCCCGAGCACGGCAAGTACGTCACGCTCAGCAAGAACAACCTGACGTGGAAGCCGACCGGCGCGGTCAAGGACAAGAGCTGGACCAAGGAGCCGAGTGAGGTGTCGGCATGAGCGCGGTCGTCAAGCCTCTCGGTGTGGTCGAGATCCACGAGCACGACCGAACGGTCCACGTCCGCACTGTCTACCAGGCCTCGAACAACGGCGTCGAGTGGACGCAGGAAGGCATGTCCTGGCTTCTCGGACACACCTACGAGCCCCGCATGGTGCAGCTCGCCGCCCGACTGGCTGGTGCCGTCACCGCCGGTAAGGTCTGGGTGAACGTGCGAGTCGAGCGGGGCGAGCGGCCCGACGACCCGCCAGTCATCCGAGCGAACAACGAGCACTTCTACGGGAAGTACCTCGACGAGAGCCTGAAGAAGATCGGGTTCTGATGACGCGCTTCCAGCGCATCTACCACTTCATTCGGCACGGCGATCAGAAGTGTGCCGTCTGTAACGAGGGGATGCTCGACTTCGTCGCCTGGAAGCGCGAGCGCATCCGGGAGATCGACCGGGGCGCAACTGCTTGACAAACCGCCACCGTAGGCGTTACGGTGTCCGCAACTGATCGGAGGAGGTGTAGGCATGTCGAAGAAGGTGGAAGTCCAGCGCACCTGCAAGCGTGACGGTACCGTGTGGTACCTGACGCCCAAGGCAGCCAAAGAGCGCGTGCCGAACTCACTCATTCGGTTCGGAGTGCGCGCCCAGGCCGCTGGCAGTCGAGCATCGTTCGGTTCCCACAGCAAGGCCGGTGGGGCGACTCAGCTCATGCAGCTCGAGTCACAGGAGGAGCGCGTACGCCGAGCCTCGTCCTGCCCGCAGTGTGGCAGCCAGGCGTTCACGGAGCGCACCGTCAAGATCTGATTCCCACAAGACTCGAGGGGAGGTCGCATGTTCGTCTACCTGTTGGGGATGTCTGTGTGGCTCCCCCTCCTGCTGGTGAGGGTGTCCGGCCAGAACGCCGAGACGGTACCCACCGAGGTCGGACCGGAAGCCAGAGCCGGTCCGCAGACAGTTCGAGCAATACCGACCGGAGCCCAGGACGGTGGATCCTGTAAGCTCCCCTGAACTCTCTGGCATACCTTTTGATCTGCATAACTCAGATCAGCCCCGAGCCTGATCAGCTCGGGGTTGGTCTTGGAGATGCAGCGTGTATCTTTCGACCCCGATCTAGGGAGGTAACAGTGTTCAAGAAGGTTGCGGTCAGTGCGCTAGTCGCCGCATCAGTAATCGGCGTAAGCGGCACCGCACAGGCCGCAACGTCTGGACCGGTCATCCCCCGGTCACTGTTCGGGATGCACCTCCCCGGAGTCACCACGGGCGACTACCCGAGTGAGATCACGCCGGGCAGCGTGCGCCTGTGGGACACGGCGACCGCCTGGCGAGACATCGAGCTAACGCGAGGTGTCTACACCTGGGGGCCGCTGGATCGGGCCGTGGACAACGCGAGAGCGCACGGTGCAAGTGTCATGCTGGTGATCGGAGCCGGAACACCGCCCATCTACCAGAAGACTCACAACCCCAGCATCTACGGCGAGGGCTACAGCTCAGCAGCCAACGACCTCGGTGCCTGGCGCAACTACCTCACCGCCCTGGCGCATCGCTACAAGGGTCGGATCAGCGCGTACGAGCCGATCAACGAGGCCGACATCGCAGCCTTCTGGACCGGCACCGATACGGAGCTGGCCACGCAGAGCCGGATCGCGTACCAGACGATCAACTCGATCGACCCGGCCGCAATCGTGACCAGCCCGTCCTTCGTGGACCGCACGGCTGGCGCGCAGTACCGGATCGTCAACTACCTCACCAAGGCCGGAGGCTGTCGGTGGTCCGAGGCGATCAGCTATCACCCGTACGGCGAGCCGACGACGACAGCAGAGCGCAACGCTGACCTCGTGATCGCGCTGCGGAAGAAGCTGCACGCCCTCGGCTGCACCAAGCCGATCTGGACGACCGAGATCAACTACGGCCTCCAGTACGGTGACGTGAAGCCCGACGCGACCCTCTTCAGCCCGGCCTACCAAGCGTCGCTGATCTTCAAGACGTATCCGCTACAGTGGAGCGCCGGTGCAAGGCGTGTCTACTGGTACGACTGGAGCGATGCATCGTTCCTAGGCGTCAAGCGCGGCCCCGAGGTCGCCAAGGCGTTCCAGTACGTCCAGAAGGTCATGGCAGGTCAGTTCCTCGGCTGTAACCGGGTCAAGAACCTGTACACCTGCACCATCAAGCAGAACGCACACTCGTACCGAATCGTTCGGTGGGCGGGAAACGACTTCGTCAAGTTCCCACTACCGAAGCACTCGACTGCCGAGTACAACATGTACGGCAGCCAGATTCCCCGCCACACGAACGTGTACGTCGGAACGAGTCCAGTCGTTTTCTCCGTAACTTCGCTCTAGAGCAAGTGAAAGGAGTTCCCAGAGTTTGTTGACATGACCCGTGGGATGGGATAGGATGGACCTGTCCCAATCAACCTGATACGGAGGTATCGTGGATACATACAAGGTCAACTCGTACGACGTTCTGCCGGGCATGGTGCTGGAGTTCCCAGCCCTGTACGTCAGCGTCTCGTACGTCTACCGCGACCACGAGGAAGAGCAGGTCACCTACAGCGGCCTGGTCATCCTGCGTGACGAGGTGGTCAAGCCGTCCGACCTGGAGGACAAGGTCGTTCTCCCGACCAGCGTTCCCGGCGTCCACTTCGCTGACGACGTGCTCGTCATCGGCACCAACTGGGACTTCTCGGTCGGTCGGTTCGCCGACATCGTGTGCGACAGGCGCGTCAGCCTCATCGAGGGCTGGGCACCCGGTCGTCGGCGCAAGGGTGACTCGTTCAGCGAGCCCCTCGACCTGAAGTCGCAGACCCGCGAGGAGTTCATCGCGGCCGACGCGGGAGCACTCGAGCCCGAGGTGCTGCACCGCTAGCATCACTAGCACGCCCCTGGTCCTACCGCTTGACTCTGGGCCAGGGGTGTGCTATGCTATTCGTAGCGGTTGGACATCGCACGACTGGCTCGGACCTGTCGCACTAC